TGATGGTGAGCGAATGGCAATTATGAAATTCACCAACCTTTCTGACGGTACTGGTGAAAGCAAAGTTTTGAAGGTAGATGTTTCTGCGCTAACACCAAGTGCTTCTGGCAAAACTTGTACCAGAGTAGCGATCACAAAGATCCATGGCGCAACGCATGGCTTGGAAGTGCAGATTTATTGGGATGCAACCACAGATGTATTTTGTTGGTGTGTGCCACAAAATTCTCAATACACAATGGATTTTGATAAGTTCGGCGGTTTGACTAACAACGCAGGCACTGGCGTAACTGGTGATGTATTGTTTAGCACTGCTGATGCTACTAATGGTGACTTCTACACCGTCGTCCTTGAGATGGTTAAATTTTACGGTTGATCATGCCAAGCAAATCACCAGCCCAGCATCGTTTAATGCAAGCCGCCGCACATACAAAAGGTGGCTTTGGCGGTGTGCCCCAAAAAGTCGGCAAAGAGTTTGTGAAAGCAGATAAAAAGATGAAAGATGGTGGTGAGCCAAGACTTTCAGTCTCTCGTGGTGAGAAGCTACCCACAAGTCGTGGGGCTGGCTTAACTCAAAAAGGCCGCGATAAGATCAATCGCGCAACTGGCTCTAATCTTAAAGCACCTGCGCCGCACCCAAAAACTAAAGCTGATCAAGGCCGTAAGGATTCATTCTGCGCCAGAATGTCTGGAATGCCGGGGCCTAAGCGTGATGAAAAAGGCGAGCTTACGCGTAAAGCCGCGTCTCTTAAACGTTGGAACTGCCCAGGGTGGTAATGTATGAGCACTAGTGGAACAGTTGGACAGACAACAATTACGGTTCAAAAGCTAATTGATCATGGCGCGCGTCGTTCTGGCAAGCTGGCTGAAGAGTTAACCAATGAGCAAGTAGCAGCGGCTAAAGACAGTCTCTACTATTTGCTATCTAACCTTGCCAATCGCGGAATTCAGTATTGGTGCATTGATAAGACCGTTGTAGGTCTTAATCCCGATAAGTACGTTTACTATTTGCCAACTGGCACGGTGGATGTGCTGAACGCCAACTACCGCACGGTGACAGCTAATAACACTGGTGCAAATAGCTCTTCAGGCAATGCAGCCAATGCTTTTGATGGCCAGTACACCAACATTTGCCAATTAACCAACAACTCGGGCTTTATTGGTATCAATAACGGGTCTGGAAATGACATCTACATGGGGACCGTGGGTATACTACCGGCAATATCCGGCTCAGTGACCATCTCAATTCAGTCTTCTACCGATGGATCCACGTGGACAACGGTTTATAGCCCTGGAGCCGTTACTTGGGCTGCAGGCACATGGCTTTACTATGACTTAGAGCCTTCTGCAAGCACGCCATATTGGAGAATCTTACAAACAGCAGGCGCCAACATGGGTGTCTATCAGGTGGTATTTGGCTCAAACGCCAATGAAATTCCACTGGCTCGTTTGAATCGTGATGACTACACCAACCTGCCTAACAAGAACTTTACAAGCCTTTACCCCTTGCAATATTGGTTTGACAGAAACATTCCTCAGCCTGCAATGTACTTGTGGCCTGCGCCGTCATCATTCGCGCCACAACTCGTGGTCTGGAGACATCGGCAAATTCAGGATGTAGGTGATCTATCAGGTGAGATAGAAATTCCTCAGCGATGGTATCTTGCCGTTCAGAACATGCTTGCGCATCAGATGAGTATGGAACTGCCCACGGTCCCGGGTGAACGTATTCAGTATCTTGAAGGGCAAGCTGAAAAGTATTGGAATATCGCAGAACAGGAAGAAAGAGACAAATCTCCTATTTACTGGGCTCCGAATATTAGTTACTATACAAGGTAAGTATGCCACGTACGCTTGACACTCTTGGCAATGCTGTATTAAGTATTGCAATTTGTGACCGCTGTCACATGAAGAGAGCGTACGTTGAACTAGGACCTGACCCTAATTTCCCGGGCTTAAAAGTCTGTGATCATGGGTGCAGAGATCAGTTTGACCCATACCGTTTACCTGCGCGGCAGCCTGAAAAGATTGCACTTAGATTTCCAAGGCCTGATGTTAATATTGCTGTAGAGCAAGACTCGTTGATCACTGGGCCGTATAATACGTACAATATCTCGCCGGAGCAGAATACTGATGATCCAGAGAATAATGGCAACCTTGATAACCTGAGTCCGTAATATGGCCAATATACAAATTACGCAACTGCCAACCGCCGGCGCAATCACAGGCACAGAGTCAGTGCCAATTGTGCAGAATGGCGTAACGGTTAAGACAACAACAGGCGCCATTGCTGCATCACCTGCGCTAACTGCGACATTCTTAACTAAAAATCAAGAGCCTACACTACCTAACAGCCGCTATCTATCTACCAACACAGGCATTACGCTAGTTGACGGTGGCGCGCAGTCTTATTATCAAATTGCACTAACTGGCGCAGTTTCACAATTGAATGCGCTAGGCGGTGGCATTGTTGTTAAAGACGGCGCAGGTTCACTGATTAACCGCTCCATAGCCACTTCAGGGGCTGGTTTAAGTGTGTCTAATGCGGACGGTACAGGCGCTAACCCGACACTTGCTTTAAGCGGCGTGGCAGCGGCTGTAGCAAACTTAGGCGGCACTGGGCTAATGGCCGTGGTTGGAGGCTCTACTGTTGCAGGACGCGAGATTCTTGGAACAGCAAATCAGATTGATGTTGTTAATGGCAATGGCTCAGGCAATCCAACGATTTCAGTTGTTGATAACGTAACACTACCTGGGACAGGCGGCGTAACCTTACCTAAGGGAACAACGGCGCAGCAACCTGTAGGCACCGCAGGTCAGTTTAGATTTAATACTGACACGCAAACATTTGATGGCTACGCATCCGGACAATGGAGTCAATTCTCACTAGTTGGGGGTGTTACATCCATCTCTGGGGGTGGCACAGGCTTAACACCCGCTACGGCAACAGGTGGTGCGGTAACCTTAGGCGGTACAGTCAATGTAGTAAGTGGCGGTACAGGCGCCAATTCTTTGACAGGTTATGTTAAAGGTAATGGCACATCTGCCATGACAGCTTCGGCTACTGTTCCAACTACTGATTTGTCTGGATCAATCACCAACGCTCAGTTAGCCAACAGCGCAGTTACTTTCAATGGTGTATCTGTTGCTCTTGGCGCTTCAGGCACGATCACATCAAATACAACAAATGCGTTGACGTTTGGCACTGGCATGAGCGCTGGGTCATTTAACGGCTCAACAGCGACAACGATCAATCTTGCTAACACTGCTGTGACAGCAGGTGCTTATGGCGCGGCGTCTAAAACCCTAACCGCTACTGTTGACGCACAAGGTCGCTTAACAGCTTTGGCTGAGACGCCTATTGCAATTGCCAACACGCAGGTTTCTGGCTTGGGCACTATGTCCACGCAGAACGCGACTGCTGTTGCCATTACTGGTGGAACGATCAACGGAACAACTGTTGGCGCATCGACTCCAGCGGCGGGTACGTTTACTGCATTAGCGACAACAACTGGTACGGTCTCCACCACGCCAACCGCCGCAACAGACATCGCTAACAAGCAATACGTAGATAACTTGGTCACACAGGGTATTACGTACCATGCACCTGTATTCGTAGAGTCTCCAGATACTGCTGGCAACCTCACTGCCACGTACAACAACGGAGCCTCTGGCGTAGGTGCTACGTTGACTAATGCAGGTACGCAAGTTGCGTTGACTATTGACGGTGTGTTGATGACCGTCGGTAAACGTGTACTTATTTACAACCAAACCAATCAAGCTGAAAACGGCGTCTACACGGTCACAGTCGTTGGTACGGTATCAACTAATTGGGTGCTTACTCGCGCTACTGACGCTGACACCTATGGTTTGCGCGATCCAAATGCTTTGGGTGTCAATGACGCTTTCTTTGTCCAAAGCGGCAATACAGGCGCAGGCGAGACTTATGTAGTTACAACAACTGGTGTGATCGTTTTTGGTACAACAGCCATTACGTTTGCTCTTATCAGTTCTGCTCAGGTTTACACAGCGGGAACTGGTTTAACACTATCTGGTGTGCAGTTCAGTATTACCAACACTGGTGTTACCGCCGCCCCCTACGGAACTGCTTCACAAACTCCAACTTTGGCGATCAACGCACAAGGTCAGATTACCAGCGCCAGCAACACATCAATCGCAATAAACGCAAACCAGATCACATCTGGAGCTGTGACAAATGCGCAGTTGGCGAATAGCGCGGTAACGGTTAACGGAACATCCATCGCTTTGGGTGCATCTGGAATAATCACCGCCGCCAATCCTAACGCCTTGACAATCGGTACAGGACTCACAGGAACGAGCTATGACGGCTCCGCGCCTATCACCATAGCCTTGGGTACGTCTGGCGTTGTTGCGGCTACCTACGGCTCTGCCTCGCAGGTTCCTGTGTTTGCTGTAGACACCTACGGTCGCGTGACATCGGTCACCAACACAGCGATTGCCATTGCCGCTGGTGCTGTATCAGGTTTGGCGCCTTCAGCTACGACTGACACAACCAACGCCGCCAACATCACCTCTGGAACGCTTCCTACGGGTCGTATAAGCGGTTCTTACACTGGCATCACTGGTGTAGGTACTCTAGCTGCGGGAACATGGAACGGTACAGCTATTGGGGTAGCTTACGGCGGTACAGGTTTAACTGCTACGCCGTCCAATGGTCAGTTGGCTATCGGTAACGGATCTGGCTACTCCTTAGCAACTTTGACCGCTGGCACGAACGTCAGCATCTCAAACACTGCTGGTGGCATCACAATCTCAGCTACTCCTGCCGCTGGTGGTACGGTGCAAAGCGTGGACGTATCTGGCGGTACAACTGGACTCACAACATCTGGTGGCCCTGTCACCGTCACAGGCACAATCACCCTTGCTGGCACATTGAATGTAGCAAATGGTGGTACAGGTGCTACTACGTTGTCAGGATATTTGTTCGGTAACGGCACAAGCGCAGTATCAGCCTCCACCACGATCCCTAACACGGCGATCACTGGTCTCGGCACAATGTCAACACAAAGTGCTGGCGCAGTGGCTATAACTGGTGGGACAATTAACGGAACATCAATTGGTGCGACAACGACATCAACTGGCGCATTTACAACATTGAACGCCACGACTGGCATCTTCGGGGGTACATTCTAATGGCACAAGCAGGCTTTACGCCCATTTCACTTTACTACAGCACCACAGCGGCGGCTGTTCCTTCGTCTGGCAACTTGGTTGCTGGTGAGTTGGCACTCAATACAGTTGATGAAAAACTGTACTTCAAGAATAGCGCGGGTACTGTTAAGTTGTTGGCATCAAACGCAACCTCTGCTCCAGTGGTTTCGTTCTCAGCAGGCACAACAGGCTTCACACCTTCAACTGCCACAACAGGTGCAATCACACTTGCGGGCACATTGGCCGTAGCTAACGGCGGTACAGGCGTTACATCCTCTACAGGCACGGGATCGGTAGTTTTATCTACAAGTCCTACATTGGTAACACCTGCCTTGGGAACTCCGTCTAGCGGTACTGTAACCAATTTAACAGGTACGGCATCTATCAACATCAACGGTACCGTTGGTGCTACTACGGCTAATACTGGTGCGTTTACTACATTAACTGCAACAGGGCAATTCAATTCCACGTCTGGCGGTTCTGCGATTCTTCTTAATGGCGCAACAGCAAACTACATAACGTGGGGTGCCACTGGTATAGGACTGCCGACGTTTGGAACAAGAAGTGTTGGTACTAAATTAGTTTTATACCCGTCATTGGGGGGTTCATCGGTTGATTATGGATTTGGTATCAATGCTGGCACTTTATGGTGTAGTACTCCCTCGACTACTGAGCTGTTTGACTGGTATGGCGGAACGTCTAGGGTTGCTTCATTATCAAGTAGTGGTGATACTTTCGCAACCCTAAGTACGACTCAAAACGCTGTCGTTACCGCACAAAACTCAACTGGCGCTTACTTACAACTACAGTCAAATGTTCAAGACGGTTATTTGAACATGACTGGAAATGGTAGCATTTACATCCGTAACGGAAGTAGCCTTAATACTCGATTTGTTTTTGGTTCCGCAGGACAATTTGGTATCGGCGCGACCCCATCCTACGGCAACGCAGGTGAGGTGTTAACATCTGGCGGTTCAGGTGCGGCACCTACTTGGGCGGCGGCAGGTGGTGGTTCACAAGCATTCGTCGCCTTTGGTTCCACCGGCGGTTACTAATTTTTATTTAGGAGAAAGAAATGGCACAAACAATCGCGGCTCAACGAGGCTCGACTACTGTAACTAGTAATGGTCAGAATTCCGTCACCTTATTTACACAGAGTACTGGGACAGCTACAAGAGTCATTTTGAATTCAGTCTCATGGTCAACACCTAACGGGACTAATTACCCGAGATGCTCTTTAATGATAAACATCAACGGGACTGGCAACGAAACTTGCGTAGCTATACTCGGTGGCACGCATTCGAGTAGTAGTGGCGGGCAGACTTTATTCCCAAACAGTTCATATAGCCCATTGGAAGGTATGCAAGCGACTAGTAATTACGTAAATCGTTGGACGGTAACAAATATGAGCGGTTCAGCTAGTAATATGCTTGGCAAGAATTTAACTAATGGATACTGGGGATTTGGTGGGCCGAATGGTGCTACTGGCACTCCTCAAGATAGTACAATTGAATACGTCCCCAGTCAATTTTGGATGAACAGCGGCGATTCATTAGTATTCCGTTGCTTTCGTGGAGGTACGGCTGAAACCGCAAATGTTTACTATAGCTTCACCACCATCACTGAGTCTTAATAGGGGATCACCATGTTTGTAGTTATTTATCACAAAACAACGAAGAAAATTGTGCAATATCGTCACGATATGTGTATACCTGCAGTTCACACCGCTCAACATTGGTTTGATATATTTCTTGCCGACAATGAAGTTGGCGATGAGAACTACGCATTTGCAGAAGTCACATTCACTAAAGCACTAAACAATATTGTTATTGGCAATCACGTTTACAACGAAGCGACAAATCAAGTAGATGCAGACCCGAGCTACGTTGCGCCCGTGTTTGTCCCTGAACCAACTCCTGTGGAGCCAACAGTATGACCTTGCAATTGCCAATTGAAACAGCAAACCAGATCATTGGTTACTTGGGCACACGCCCCTACCAAGAAGTCTTTCAACTGATCCAAGCCATGCAGGACGCCGCAAAGCCTCCTGCGGTTCCTGAACCCGACTTGACGGCGGACTAGCATGCGTGACTGGGTCGAAGCATTTATTGCGGCGACTCTTTTAGTTGCCTTTGTTATTTTTGGCACTTATATTATCGTATGGGCTGGGACATGGTGAATGCGTTGGCTCATATTGTTATTGCTGTTGGGGCTAGTCGGGGCCGTGGCCAAAAATGGCTGTCACGTACGAGAGTTTTGGTCAATTGCTTGGACAATTCACAACCCGTCCGAGCGCCATCAGCAGATGTCAATGTGGCTAACAAACAATGCACAGCATTGTCGATCACAAGATTATGTGGTGATGTGGAACAATTTGTCAGAGTGGGCTGGCGCGGCAGACTCAGCAGAACTCAGAACTAAAGTCATTCATGGATACAAAGATGCACTTGAGCGAGAGAAGAAATGAAGATCAGCTACGACAAGTGGTATCCAGTCGTCCAGCCTCAAGCAATGGTGCAACAGGAACTATTTATAAAGAAAGTGGAAAAGCAAAACGCTGAATACGCTTTGCAGGTGCAGATTGATAAGCAGGTGAAGAAGTTTCACCAATATGAGTATGAGATTTATGAATACAGAATGAGGCAGATAACGCTGAACATTGACATCACAAACCTTAAACGCGAGATTGACAAACTTGTATGACCAGAAAGCCCATACCCAAACCTGCGCCAAACACGAGGGACAAGCTGACGCTGTACGTCACGCTCATGGTAAGCACAACCCTATGTATCTCCGTATTGGCAATGGTGGTCAGCTTTATGCTGGGTTTGTGGGCCAAGGAAGTGGACAACGCCGAGATTTTCAAAATGATTTCACCCGCTTTTTCTACTCTTATCGGCGGCATGATTGGGTTCCTGTCTGGTATCAAACTTATGCAAAATGACGAATCTAAAAAGGATGGCAAATGTTAACTTTATTATCAACACTGATCTCGTTTCTTATGGGCGGATTGCCTAAGCTACTTGACTTTTTTCAAGACAGGTCTGATAAGCTTCATGAATTGGCTTTAGCACGTCTACAGATTGAACGTGAACTTGAGCTACGTAAAGCTGGCTTTGAAGCCATGGAACGCATAGAGCATATTCGATCTGAGCAGTTGTCAACTGAAAGCGCTGCTAATACGCAGCAAGTTTTGATTGGCGCTCAGCAAGCTGAAATGCAAGCCATCTACGAACATGATACGTCATTGAACGAAGGCACAAGCCGGTGGATGAAGAATCTACGTGCTTCGGTGCGGCCAGTTATTACTTATGGTTTCTTTTTTCTGTTAGTCTTTGTTGATGTTGGCTTGTTTGTCTACGGCTGGCACAACGGTGTTACATTTGTTGAGTTGGCGCAGATGCTTTGGGATTCAGACACTCAAGCTTTGTTTGCAAGCATTATTGCATTCCACTTTGGCGGTAGGGCTTTCGGAAAATGAACGTCTCCACCAAGACCATTGATATGATTAAGCACCACGAAGGTGTAAGATACAAACCATATCAATGCCCAGCAAAACTATGGACTATAGGAGTCGGACATGTACTTTACCCTGTTCAAGGCAAGATGCCAATTGATCAAAGAGGCGGTTATCAACTTCACCAAGAAGATAATCGACAGTTTTCAAAAGAAGAAGTAGATGCTATTTTACGAGATGATTTGCAACGATTCGAGCGTGGGGTGCATACTTACTGTCCTGTCCCTCTTACACAAGGCATGTTTGATGGCCTTGTTAGCTTTGCTTTTAACGTGGGTCTTGGGACACTACAGCGTTCTACGCTTCGCCAAAAACTGCTTAGAGGCGATAAAGAAGGCGCTGCCGAAGAACTCTTAAAGTATTGCATGGCTGGCGGGAAAGTTTTGAAGGGCTTGCAAAAACGCCGAATTGACGAAAGAGCTTTGTTTCTATCATGAAAATTCTATATCTTTATTTTTAAGAGGTGATTAAAATGGCATCAAGTAAGCCTGTTTGGGAAAAACAACGGCCAAAATCATTAGGTAAGCCTAAGCCTCTTACGCCGCAGAAAAAGTCGGCAGCAAAAGCAAGAGCCAAAGCAGCAGGCCGACCCTATCCTAATTTGGTTGACAATATGGCTATGGCTAGGAAGCGGAGCAAGTAAGCATGGCAACTGCCGCAGTAATGACCTATGACTCCTTGGTGGAGAACATCCAGTCTTATCTGGAGCGTACTGACGCCGCCACCATAGCGAAGATCCCACTCTTCATTATGTTGGCGGAGCAGATCATTGCTAGCCAGATTAAGTTCCTTGGCAACTTAACAGTCAACACAAGCACAATGGTATTAGGCAATGGTGTCATTGCCAAGCCTGCAAGGTGGCATAAGACTGTTTCCATGAACGTAACGGTAAGTGGTGAACGCCAACCCGTACTGCTTCGTAAGTATGAGTACCTTCGCAATTACTGGCCGGATTCAACCGCCACTGATGTGCCTTTGTACTACTGCGATTATGATTACTCCAATTGGTTGATAGCACCTACGCCAAACGCTAACTACGCGTTTGAGGTACTCTACTATGAACGAGTACAGCCTCTGGATTCATCAAACCAAACCAATTGGTTTACTATTTACGCGCCGCAAGCTTTGCTCTACGGGTCCCTCATGCAGGCCATGCCGTTCCTCAAGAATGATGAACGTATGCCAATGTGGCAGCAAAATTATGATTTGATCATGCAAACATTGATGGCTGAAGACAAGCTTCGTATTGCAGATCGTCAAGCCATAGCGGTGGATTCATGAGCTATGTAAGCCCATTCACCGGTGACGTCATTCAGCCAACTGATGTTAGCTTTCGCGCCGTCACGCTAGCTGCCAACACGCAATTAAACTGGCCTTCTAACAGCACAACCAATGCTGATTACGCTGCGCGCATTATGCAGGTGACAGCCAGCACTGCCGGTTTAAGTATGTATATGCCACCGGCTGATCAGACATCTGTTGGCAATGATGCGCTAATTCGCAACATTGGCGCCAATACCTTCACTGTTAAGGATTACGCAGGCACAAATACCATCGTCTCAGTGGCTGCTGGAGAATCCAAGTATATCTATATAACAACTAATGCAACCAGCCAAGGCACTTGGGGCATAATTGCCTTTGGAACTGGCACATCCAGCGCAGATGCTGCAACGTTGGCAGGTTATGGGTTAGTTGCAAGTGGCGCAACGTTAAACCAAAGCCACCCATCAGCAGCAATTACAACAGGCACTACATTTGCCGCTACAGATAGGGCACAAACCAGGGTGTGGGGCGGTGGCGCAGGAGTTGCAACTCTACCTGCAGCAGCAACGTTAGGCAATAACTGGTTTACGCTGTTTAAGAATAACGGTACAGGCTCATTCACAATCTCTTGCACTGGCGCAGAGTTGATTGACGGCAATAGCACCAAGACTTTCAACCCAACAGAGTCTGCGTTTATTGTTTGCACAGGCACAGCCTACGTAACCATTGGCTACGGCGTAAGTACTTCATTTGTATTTACCGCATTAACTAAGAGTGTTACCGGCGGCGCTGTTTTGCTGACCAACAATGAAGCGGCAAATAACATTCAAGAGTATGTTGGTAGTCTAACCAGCAACGTAACCGTAACGTTTCCTCCAATTGTTAACCTGTACGTTATCTCAAATCAAACAACTGACAATGGCTTTAGCCTTACTGTCACTACGGGGTTAGGCTTTTCTGCTACTATTCCACCCGGTCAGCAAGCTACTTTAATTTGTGATAGCGTTAATTTTTTAAACGCCAATACAACGCAGGCAGGCGCCTCAACCGTAAGTCTTTTGGATGGCACAGTTGGCACTCCATCACTTAACTTTGCTGCTGAAACTGGCACCGGTGTTTACCGCCCCGCTGCTGGTGAGTTTGGCGTATCTGTACTTGGCACACAAAGACTTAAAGCAACAGCTGCAGGCGTGGCTGTTACAGGCGCTGTAGCTGCTTCAGGCGCTGTTTCTGGTACAACTGGTACGTTTACCACCGGCATTGCTGGAGGCACCTTTACATGACTAAAAAGGTTTTTGCCTTAGATACAAAGCCCGGAATACAGCGTGATGGCACCACCTTTGATGCTGACGCTTATACTGACGGCCGCTGGGTAAGGTTTCAGCGCGGCCGTCCACGTAAGATAGGTGGTTACAGAGAGATTGTAAATGACTTGGCAGGTCCAAGTCGTGGCATTTATTTGAACCCACAACAAAGCTTTAACAACGTTTTTAATGGCTATTCAGGCGGTTTGCAAGTGCTGCCAATTAGCAATAGTGGTATTGGCTCAGGCATTACTGATATGACTTTGTCAGGGTTTACGGCCAACGCCAATAACCTATGGCAGTTTGATACTTTTTTTGATGGCACCGGCTCAGGCAATAACTTATTACTTGCGCACCCTGGGCAAAACCTTACACTGATTGACAATAACGTTAACACTCCCGTGCTTGGTGGCATCATTACAGGCACAAGTTTAAGCCCAATTGGCGTATTCACAGCAGTTGCTGCCACTATTACAAGTGGATCAGCCTCTATTACAATGTCTGCTGTCAATACGCAAATTGGAGCAGGTCAGTTGGTAACAGGCACAGGCATACCGGCTGGCGCTACTGTAGTATCGATTGCATCCACGACGTTGATTATTTCAGCACCTGCAACAGCCAACGGCTCTAGCATTACGTTAACATTTGACAATCAAGTCTCAGTGTCTGGCGGTGTAGTTACTTTGCACCCTTACGTGTTTGTCTATGGCAACGATGGTCTAATTAAGAATTGCTCGGCTGGAAATGTAAATGATTGGGTGTCTGCTGATGCCAATGAGGTCTCAGTGGCCACCGGCAAGATTGTCCAAGGATTACCTGTACGTGGTGGATCAAATGCACCATCGGGCCTCTTTTGGAGCTTGGATTCTTTAATTCGAGTGTCCTATATTGGTGGCGCAGGATCACCCCCACAGTTTTGGCGGTATGACTTAATCTCAAGCCAGTCGTCTATTCTTTCAAGCCAGTCGGTGATTGAGTACGACGGTGTGTATTATTGGTGTGGTGTTGATAGGTTCTTGCTTTATAACGGTGTTGTAAAAGAGATCCCTAACAACTTTAATCAGAATTACTTTTTTGACAACTTAAATTACGACCAACGTGAAAAAGTTTGGGTAACCAAGGTTCCACGTTTTGGCGAGATCTGGTGGTTTTATCCATCAGGTAACTCCACTGAATGCAATAACGCTGTCATCTACAATACACGTGAAAACGTATGGTATGACGCAGGTTTTGCCGTAGGCGCGCAACGATCTGCAGGCTTCTTCTCTCAAATCTTTCAGTTTCCAGTTTCATCTGACTGGAATGTTAATGCAACCGGCGGTATCTTAACTGCCGCTATTACCAACGCAGGATCTGCTTACACCAATGGCACCTATAACAACACGCCATTAACAGGCGGTGCCGGAACTGGTGCTACGGCTAATATTACTGTTGCTGGAAATGTTGTTACATCAGTTGTGATTAACGGCCATGGTATTAACTATGCTGTTGGTAATACTTTATCTGCAGTGATTGCAGGCGGCGCAGGTTTTGTTTTGACAGTTAACACGTTAATGAGCTTTGTGTCTTTATACCAAAATGAGATTGGCACTGATAAAGTTAGTGGGGCGCTTTCCACAGCCATTGAGTCCTACTTTGAAACTAGTGATCTAGGTTTAGTTGCAGGCGGCCCATCGCAGCCCAGTCCTGTTGGTGAAAATAGATGGTTAAGACTAGAGCGTGTAGAACCTGACTTTATTCAAGAAGGTGACATGGATTTGTATGTTACAGGCCGTCCATTTGCGCAGATTGCCGATGAGACAACAGGCCCTTACACCTTTGGACCTAGCACCGGCAAAATCGATATGCGTGAACAGCGTCGTGAATTACGATTGAAGTTTGTTTCAAATGTGGCAGGCGGAGATTACCAAGTAGGTAAGATCTTGCTAGACGCGGACGTTGGAGATTCAAGACCTTATGGCTAACTTACTTAACGTTGCACAGGTTTATGATCCTAGGTATCACACCTTTGAGTCATGGGCTTGCCTTATGGTTGAGTTATACTCAGCACAGCAACTATCCATTCCTGATGCAAATACTAATTGGCAAGAGTGGGGTGCAGGTTTGAAAGCTATCGACGTGTTTAGCAATGAGGGTATTCCCGGACCGTATCAATATGATGATTGGCAAGAATGGGCTGAGCAGCTTGTCAACTCTGTTAACCCAGCAACGAGCTAACTATGGCAGTAACTAACGCAGATATCTTAGGCTGGCTTAACGCTAACCCTGGTGCCGATGACGCATTGATTGCATCAACAATGCAAGCAGCAGGGGTTTCACCTGAGCAAATGGCACAAGCAACAGGCCTTGGCGTAGGCGAGGTAACTGCTAGATTTGAGGCGGCAATAGCGCCACCTGCAGTTGACTACTACGCGCAGCAATTTGCTCCGGATGATTACGCACAAGCACCGGTTTATACTCCACCGCCTGCGCCAGTATACACGCCACCCACGACAACTGTTGCAGACCTTTATAGAGAAGTCTTAGGTCGTGAACCAGATGCTGAAGGGTTAGCGTTTTGGCAACAAGGCTTTGGTAATAGCGTAGACGCGGCAGAGAAAGCTAGTTTTTTGCAAGCCGCAAGCTCTGAATTAGCAAATCGCTCTGTTGCAGAGCAAAAAGTACTTGCGCCTAATTTTGACAATGCGGCTGCTGCGCAAAGAGCAGCGGATGAAGCGCAAGCACAAGCTGCTGCACAAGCACAAGCTGCTGCGCAGCAAGGCGCGCTGGCGCAAGCCACGTCTACTCCGGTGTCTACACCACCTCCTGCAGCTACAGGCGCGTTGTCTCAGGCGGCATCGGTTGCTTCTAAAGCTGATATTCTTGGTTGGTTTAATGCCAACCCTGATGCTGATGCCGCCGCTATTAGCGCTGCAATGAAAGCTGGCAACGTAACTCGTGATCAGGTGGCTGAAGCGCTTAAAGACGACAAAAAGGCAGCTACGCAGTATGTTACAGCGCAGATTCTTTCGCAAGGCACTACTGGTCAATGGTCAGGGCAAGGGCATGGTTCTGCTGAAAAGAACGCTGCCGACATGGCCAAGATTATTGTAGACACTGGCGCTACTGACATTGGTCAGTTTGGTAAAGTTACGCAGTATGCGCCTGTACAAGAAATTGGCAAGACGTACAACGGCCAACAAGTCATTACCACAACTAATGATGAAGGCCAAACTATTAGTTATGTCCGAGAACCAACAGGAGAATATCAATACGACTATGAAACTGGAGAAAATAGACCTGTACTCAAAACTGTTTTTGTTCCTCCTGATGCAAAGCTTGGGTCTGTTTATGGTCAATATGACGGCTACGAAACTGTTACTCCAGTTGATCAATCAAAAATTACATTTAAAGATGGGCAAGCTGTTGTTGCAGTTGGTGAAACTTTTGGCAATAAAGTAACAGGTCAAGCCGTAGGCAATACTTATAGTGAACGCCAGACAGGCAATGCTTTTGGCGGTACATTCGCAGGCAAGGGGAATACCGGATACCGCGTAGACTTTGCCTCTGATGGCACACCTGTTTTCTATACAACGCAGGCATCTTCCAACGACTTAGTTAATCTATTTGCAGATAGCCCGTTGCTTGGCAAAATAGCAACTGCTGCAGCCGCTTATTTTGGTGGCCCTTGGGGCGTTGCTGCATTGCAAGCAGCACAAGGCAAAAGCATTGAGGACATTGCCAAAGGCGCGTTACTTTCCTACGCTGGCGGTCAAGTAGTATCAGGCTTAACCAATGCTGATGCGCTTACAAATACTTTTGGCCAGACTGGCGCAGATCTTAGCTCTGGCTTAGTTGATACGTTTGGCAAAACCGGCGCAAACGTAGTTGCCAAAACGGCAGGGCAGTTTACGTCTAGTGGCGGTAACGCAGATATAGTCTCATTGCTTGTAGGCAATGGCACAGACGCAGCAGTTGGCGCAATTACAAGCAATATTGAAGGCTTTAATGACCTTAGCGCCGGCACAAAAGCTTTTATCAACAACACTGTTAAGACTACCATTCAAAATGGCGGTAATCTTTCAGCTGATCAAATTGTTGGTGCAGCAATTGATGCTGGCACAATTGCGCTAAATGCGTCAAAGACAGGCACTGTTGCGCAATCAATTGCGGCAACTGATGCAATTTCAACTGCTGTAAGTGACGCTTCCGCGTCCACTGACGCAGTAACCACTATGTCTGCGCAAGAAGTGGCATCGCTGCTTTCTAATAACGCAACTACTGCAAACACTGAGACTAGTCTGAGAAGTAAAGATGTTGCGTCGTCAATTACTGATAACACAGCCACTACTGGCGCGCTAAGCACAATTACTAATACGTCTAATATCTTAGAAGATGCTAGCAATTACATTGACAATGAGTTTGGTGATTTGCAAGGCGCCATTGATGCTAATGCAGCAGCAGGCAATAAGCCTATATCATTTAATGACGCGTTTGCAGCTAACAGATTAGCCTTTGGGCCTAATGCCACGTTTGAATGGAACGGTAAGACATACAACACTGGCACTGCAACTGAGGCAGCCGCAGCAGCTGATGCCAAGATTGGCGCCTTAAACACTGCCAATTTATCTACTACAACAAACGCGTCTGGCACAGTTGCTGCGCAGAATGATACCGCGGCAAGAACTCTTGCGGCTGCGCCAAACCAAAATGCTGCAGAAACTAATCGGCTTGCAGCACTAAACAATACGCTAGTTTTAGGCAACGCGCCAAATGAGTCAAACGCTGAAACGCAAAGGCTAATGGAGTCAGGTCAGCGATCTGCAGCAGATAACATAAGTGCCATGGGTGCGCAAGCATTAGGCACAACCATTAGAGGCGCAGGCAGTTTAATTACCAACATTGGTAATACATACGCGCAATTAACTGGTGATTTTGACTACAACAACACTGCAACTAAAATTGGACAAGAGCTTGCCGAGCTTGCGCAAAGCAAAGACGGTTACGGTATTGACGTACAAAAAAATAGAATTTTACAAGCAGTAAAGCAATCAGAGTCTGCCGATTTTTGGGATAAGCCTAAGATTATTGGCGCAGCAATTGCTAATAACCCTATTGGCTTCTTTGACATTGCAGGCACAGAAGCAGTTGAGGAACTTCCAGAGACTGCAATTCAAATTGGCGCAGCTTTGTTGACAGGTGGTGGTTCTTTAGCACTTAATAGCGCAAGATTGATTCAAGGTACTGCAAGCGTTGTTGGCTCTTTCATGGAAGTCTTTGGCTCATCAGGCAAAGAAACATACCAAAAAGCAAAAGCACAAGGCGATTCAGAGCAAGTAGCTCGTGATAAGTCATACATTAGCGCAGGTTTAAATGCACTTGCTGAGATGGGGCCTGACTTTATTGCTGACAAAGCGCTTGTTGCGCCTTTAATGAAGAGCTTAGTTGATAAGACACTTACAAACGTTGGTGCAGGTTTTGCAACCAACGCAGCTGCCGGCGTGCTGTCTAACTTTGTTGCAGGCGCAACGCAAAACTACATTACTGCATACACGGTAAACCCCGATACTGCAAACTGGAGCACTGCATTATCCAATGGCGTGTTTGAAAGCTTTATTGGCGGCACTGTACAGACGGCAATGGCAACGCCGGGAACAGTTGTTGACACTGGTGCGGTAATTGGAAGAGACTATTCAGGCAATCCTGTTACTGTCCAGCAAGTTTTAGATGGTAATAGCAACATTGATCTATCTACTGTAGATTCTAGTACGCCCGTTGCAACGTCGAGCAACGGCGATAGCGTCACGGTTGGCGCGTCCATGCTGTATGGCGATTCTGTAGGCTTAGGCAGTGACGTTGTAAGCAGTATTTTGCCTAGTAATCTAACTGGGTCAAGCAATGTTGTGGCAACAAGCGCAAATGGCGCCAATCTTACGCTTGAACAAGTATTTTCAGGCTCAACTACTAGTGAGCAAGACACAAGCTTAACAAACTACATCAATAGCATCTTAGGACCTGCAAAAATTGAGCCTACTTTTGGCACAGGCTCGCTTGTCGGTAGTACTCCAACTGGTACGCTTACAACAACACCAGCTTCAACTACGACTGGCGCGCTTGCTACAACCCCTGCAAGTACAACGCCTGCTAGCACAGGAGCGCTTACTACAACGCCAGTAAGTACTACACCAGTAAGCACAACACCTGCAACTACAGGCGCGCTTACTACAACACCTGCTGCTACAACTACCCCTAATGGGGCGGTAATAACAAATCCTTTGTCAGTAGCGACTACGCCTGCTACAACACCAGCGACTACGCCTGCTACAACACCAGCGACTACGCCTGCTACAACACCAGCAGTTACTCCAGCAGTTACTCCAGCAGTTACTCCAGCAGTTACTCCAGCAGTTACTCCAGCTGTGACACCAGCAATTACTCCTGCACCTGCAGTTGGCGTTGACTGGATTGATAGAACACCGCCGCCTGTAGTACCACCCGGTGCGTTGCCTGTAACACCCCCTGGTGTTGTAACTCAACCACCTGGGGTTACCCCTCCACCCGGCGTTATAACACCACCAGGGACCACTGAGTCGCCTGCGACAGACCCCACAAAAACAACAGACCCTACTAAAACGCCTGCAACTAAGACGCCTACAACGCCGAATAAACAGCAGCAGCAATCAGGGGCGCTTGGCGCAATTACTGTGCCTGCTAGTACAGGCGCATTGCCCGGGACTTTGACACCAACAATGCTGGCTGGTGCATCTATTAAGGACGACTCAGGAATGACGCAACTTGCACAACTTTACCCACAACTTGCTAATGTAGACCCTAGATTACTACAAGTCTTGACAGGACGTATCAAACCTGCAGCGGCAGAAGCCGATGAAACTGCTGAAGGTACGAGTTTTGTAGGCTCCAAGCTTGCAGGCACGCCATCTCCCGGGAATCCTGTAAGCGGTAACGACAATAGCACTATGATTCCGGGCGTGAATGCAGGCAGTATGACCTCTGCAGGATTAAAATACCTTGGTGGAAGCCCATTGGCAGGCTTTGCTAAAGGCGGTCAGGTTGAGCATATTCCCGAGTTCATCACAGGAAAGACCGGCAATTACGTGCAAGGCGCAGGTGATGGCCAGTCAGATAGCATACCGGCCATGTTGGCAGATGGCGAGTACGTGTTTGACGCGGATACGGTTGCTGCATTGGGCAACGGCTCAAATAAGGCTGGTGCCCTAGTTTTGGATAAAATGCGTGAAAGCATAAGAAAACACAAAAGATCAGCCCCTGTTGGTAAAATACCTCCTAAGGCTAAGTCACCCCTGTCATATTTGAAAGGCATGAAATGAGTTTAATGCAAGGTGATCCCCTACCGAATATCACCACGACGCAGAATCAAGTAACATCTGCGCCGTCTTGGTACACTGACTATTTAAGTGACTTGGCAAAAGGCGTTACTGCAGGTGTTTCCGGCGCCCAATACGCAAATGCGCAGCCACTGCAAACTGCGGCTTTTGAGAAGGCTGCAACAACAACCAATACGTACCCTGGGTACTTTACTCAAGCGTTGCAATCAACTAGTGATATTGGAAAAACCGATATTACTGCAAAGCCTGTAGACCCAAAGACAGGCCAGCCTATTGCTGACGGGCAAAGCAGAATTGAACAGTTTATGAACCCCTACACAACGCAAGTTGTGGACGCCTTAGGCGCGTTAGGGCAGCGAAATATTCAGCAATTCTTGGCCCCGCAGGCTACTGCATCCGCAGTTGGCACTGGCCAATTTGGATCTAAGCGTGGCGCCGAGGTTCTTGGGCAAGCCATTAACACCGGATTGCAAAACACACAAGCTGCGCAGTCACAGGCGTTGCAATCTGGTTATACTGAAGCATTGCGTGCTGCACAAGCTGATCAAGCGCAAAAACTAGGCGCCGCTCAGCAATACGGCAGTCTTGCAACTGCAGGCCAAGCAGCTAACTTGGCAGACATTAACGCATTGGCCACCATGGGTAGCCAGCAACAGACCATTAACCAGAATCAGCAACTGTTTCCATTGACAGCTGCTAATCTTGGCGCACAAGCACTTCGCGGTTACAACGTGCCTACAACAGTTGCCAATACCTATACAGGCCCAATTCCTGGTGCCTATGCAGCATCACCACTTCAACAGATTGCAGGCTTAGGTTCTATCATCGGCGGCGTAAGCACTACGCCGTTTGGCAAGTCAGTTGGCACAGGCCTTACAAACATGTTTAATGACTACATGCTCGATAGCAGAGTAGGTATGCCTAGTGATATTACGCAATTAGAGTGGGAGTCCTAATATGGCAACACCAACAGGCGCGTTACCTTCATCAACGCCATTCATGCTTGGCGGTGATGATAAGGCTAAGTCAGAATACTTTGATGCCATTCAAAAGACTCTTGCAGCATTAGAAGCTCGAACGCAACAAGGCCCTAACTTATTTCAAGTTGGCGCAGCCTTATTAGATCCCGGCCGCACAGGCAACTTTGGTGAAGCCGTTGGCCGCGCAGCAGGTGTTGTGGGTCAATACCAAGAAAAGCAACGTGAAGCGCAGTTGCCTATTGCGCAAATGCGAGCGCAGTTGGCAGGTCAAAAATATGAAGTAGAGAACCAAGGCAAGGCTTTGCAATTGCTTTCAGCAACATTAGGTGTTGCACCAGCGCAGGTTGAAGGCGTATTGTCAAGTGGCAACGTGACTCCGGATGTTGCTGCAAAGCTTGCTAAGATCTACCCCATGGTTGCGCAATTATCGCCTAAGGTTGGTGAGATTGTCAAGGGTACATTCACCATGCAGAATGAGATGGGCAAGCTTGGGCTTGACCGCGAAAAGTTTGTTGCTGAGCAAACTCAGCGTCAAGTTAGCAACGCAGTTAAAGACCGCGAGCTTGGTATGAATGAGGCTGATCTCATTGCTAAGTACGGCGCTGACATTGTCCCACTTATGCCCGGTGGCAAACGTCTTGGCGATATACCTAAGCCTGCCCCTGCGCCAACTACAGCAATGCCCGGTGCTCCAGCGGTAATGCCCGGAGCTGCTCCAGGTCCTGTACCCGGTGCTCCAGTTCCACCGCCTGTTGTTATGCCATTGGTTGCGCAGCAACAAGCAGGCCAACCGCCAGCACCCGCAGTTACTGCTCAGCCGCCAATGCCTACACCCGGGCAGGCGCCTAGGGCAAGTGATTTGCAAGGTATGCCTTTGCAATCACGGGCTGAAATTGAAAAGCGTCGTGTTGAAGAAGCTGATAAGTCATTCAATCTTAAGCGTGATGAGATCCTTAACTACACGCCGCAGTTATTGGAATCATCCAATACTAACTTGAAGCAGTTGAATGAGATTGCAACGCGTAGACCGCAAATCTTTGCGATAATGCAAGAAAAAGGTTTGCTTTCTGGTTTGCTGACTGCAGCGCAAGAAGGCGCACAAGCACAAGCCGGCACTTATACTGCGCGACTTGGGTTGCCAGTTAAAGACTTCTTGCAACGTGTTAGGCTTGAGCCTGAAGATCAGCAAGCAGTTCGCGACGTAAGCCGCATTTTAGGAACTGAGTTCTTAGCCAACGTAAAAGCTAATAAGGGCTTATTAGGTGTTAACCCTACGGATAACGATGCAAGGCTCTTGCAGGCGCCAATGGCAAGTATTGATGACTCATCAAAGGCTGTTCAGTTGTGGGCACGCCAGCAGTTATTGTTGAACAAGCAACGTGAAGCTTTGTACGGCGCCTATGATGGGTACACCAGTAAAGTTGGCCCAGCTGCTTCACCACGCCAGTTCTTTAGCCCCGGCAGCGTGTATGAGAAGATCAATAAAGACTACGCCGAATACCGGATGCAGTTGTTCAGACAGTTTAACCCACAGTGAGTTGACATATGGCAAAAGACGATAAGCTGGATGCACTTATTTTTGGTGATCCACAGGGTACATCACAGACTGACAGTTTAGGGGAACTCGACGACATCTTTACCATGCCAATTGGGCCTGCAAAGACTGCGCCCAGTACAACTAAAAAGCCAAAGACTTTGGCGCCTATGCTAGGTTTATCACCGGATGAAGAGAAGGCTGTTGCCACTGGCGTAGGTGCTGTGTCTGGCCCGCTTGTACAAAAAGGCATGTCAAAGCTATTGCCGACAAAGGAAATGCGAACAGCCGAAGGCGTTAAGAAACTACAGGAGGAGCAGCGTGTTAAAGACATGTTGCTAAAACTACGCGATGAAGAATTACTTAAAGCAGGTATCCAACCTGAGCAATTGGCTACGCCTAAAGCTCAAACTTCTGGCACAAAATGGTATCAAAATTGGGCAGGCGGCTCAAAAGAAATTGCAGGCGGCGTACCAGAAGCTGCAGCAACTTATCAGCGCAGTAAAGGCCAAGGCGAAGTTACCAAAAAATTAACCAAGAAGTTTGGGCCTGACATTTATAGCGCAGGTGAGCCCGGGCAAATTAAAGAGTCTTTGGTGGATAGACTTATTAGACAAGGCAAGGAAGCCGAGGCTGCCACTTCTGCAAGAGCTGCTGCTACACCAGCTGCCGAAGCCGCTGCTGCTAAACGGTTAGCTGATGCAACTCCAGGGCCAATGTCTAAGTTGGCAAATGTTGCCAAAGCACCACTTGTTGGCGGTGCCTTAGGCGGTGCAGGAGCTGGTATGAGCTTTTATGAAGCTTATCAGCGGTACATGAATGGCGACCGCTCTGGCATGGTGCTATCAGCTTTGGCCGGCGCTGGTGGTTTAATGTCTATGGTCCCAGGGCTTCAAATTCCAGGGCTTGCCTTAGGCTTAGGCGCCACAGGAGCTCAGTACGCTTTGGATAAGTATAATGAGCCTGCAGCGCCTAAGGCTAACCCTATGGCTTTACCCCCGCCATCGGAACCGCCGGGGTCTGTGCGGTAGGCTCCAAGATCTCCAAGACTTTCTTAAGCAAACCAATTTGCATTTGCTTAACATCGGTGACCGACATAGTCGTGTCATCATCAAAGTCTTCTGAAGAAACCAGCCCCATGCTTGTGCGTATTTGATACGCGCAGTTCCTACGTTCCAAGATACTACCCACGTGGAAAGCCTCAATCCACACGTCGTAGGGGTTGCTTAGCAATTCCAAATGATTAGTTTGCGTGAGTAGATCCACCCAGTCGTCATACGACAGTTTAACCATATCTATTGGTTGCTTCATTGCTTCTTCCACTTCTTAATGGAGATGAACTGAGGCACCTCGATAGGTTGGTCAAGTGCCTCAATACCTCTGGCAGACCGTGATCTAAAGTCATACCATTTTTTGACGTAGGCAGGATCCTCGGATGGAGGAACCCAGTTATAAACACGGCGCCATCTTTCGGTGACGCAAGTTGATGAAGGTGTATACACAAAATCTTCGGTTGTCATAAGTCTTGTCCTTTAGTTTGTAGCCACATGCGGAGGGTTGACATGCCTCCATCTATTAAAACATGATTAGGGAATGCTTGGTACTTGTGGTACAGCGGGTGGTTGATGAAGTTCTTCATCAAAAGGTATGCATTAGCTTGTGGCGGTGACATACCCATGGCTCTATCGGTGTCAATACATTTTACCTCGTACCGATCAGAGAATTCTTTGGTGATGGCGTGGACCTGATCACCCAGCAACCCAATGATGACTACCTTAGGCAATGTCTTGCCAGATGCGCCATACGTTGGATTATGCTTTTCAATCTTAAACTCATGCTCAAGCTCTTTAACAGCAACTTGCAGGCTTTCACGAAGCCCCAGAATGAATCGTTGTGTAATAGTATTCACCAACTGCTCAACGAGATCAACTGGTGCATCGGTTCTAGGCATCACCAGTGGCGCTGGAGGCATTATTTCCACAGGTGTGGTAGTTTCCACCACCTTTCGCTTTGGCACATCCTGCATGGCACGTACCTTAAGCTCTTTGATTAAGTCAGGCACTGCAGAATGACTTTGCATAGTACGACGACGATCAGGTGACAGCACAATTTGCGCTTGCCTAAGCGACGCAATTGGGCTGTAAGTGCCTGAGTTGTAATACTCCACAGCGGTCATAATGACTAGATCGCGTTCACGTTCTGTCCAACGAATTTTAGGTAACATTTCAATTCCTTTCAATAGTCAATTTACAAAAGTATGGGGGTATCCCATAACGTGAATTATATCACGTCTTTTGTACTTATTACATCTTGCCAAACCATGGCCGAAGCCATTTCCACTTTTAGAGCGGCCAATGCCGTCAGTACATCCTCCATTTGATAACCGTCACGAATAAGTTCAAAAACGAATATTCTAAGTTCTTTTTGAACAGCGAATGATAAATCTACACGTTCGATAGCCATTTTGCAAACTCAAAAGTAGGGTTGATGGATTTGCCTGCCAAGAGGTTGGCCTCGTACCTGTTAATCCGTGGAGGCTTGTCTTCAACTGGCAAATGCAAATTGGCGTTGATGATGTCATTGAACATGGTCAATCGAGACTCATAGACGTGGAAAGAACCTGCAGATACTGTTAAGGTTCCCATTTCAGCGCCAACCAAGTTAGCCACAATTTCCTGCAGGAAGCTGAAAGTTGGCAAGTCATTTGCCATGCCCCAAAGAATATCTTGGCTACGCATAATAGCTCTGGCGTTCAGTCTGCCATTCCTGATCCGGAACTCAATGGCCAGCGTGCATGGAACATCCTTTGCCTCTATATCCATATGGTCTATGTCAGTGCCGTACATTGGAATCACAGCACGGCGGGACATTGGATCCTGCGTAAGCAGCTTTGCAATATGCAGAGCGCCGTGTTTGCCAAACCAATAACTGCCGTAGTTGCTATTCAACTTGCCGTTGGCTACGATTTTGCCCCACTGCGCAGCGTGCTCTGCAATGCTAAGATCATACGGATCAGCGTTGATGTACCAAGCCATTTCGCGCTTAAGGTACTTCACATTGAAGTTACGACCTTTGAATGAATTAAACCTTACAAAGGGGTTGACAGTGTAAGTAAAGTTCTCAATCTCAAGGCATTTTTCGCCGCGTGGACTTGTCCAAGTGCCATGCTTTTGCAGCACGTTGTAAAGATTGATGAGCTCAGGCTCATTGCGAATCAGCATTTCCATAATCAGCTTCCGTAATTAAATAGGGTTGGTCGGGATAGTGTTGCATGTGATACAAAGGTGGTGGTAATTTAATTACAGGCACTTCATTGTTTAATGCCCATGTGTAGGCATTGTTGCCAAGGGCGTAGATACGTTTTGGCTTCAACTGTTTGATGAAGCTTGAATCCATGGGTGTGCCTTGGTAAGTTTGAGTGTTAACCCAGTACAAACCAGTTTCAGGTACATTCTCACGCTCCAAGGTTTCAGCCAGCATTCTGCTAGGGCCATCATTATCCAAGAAGTTAATGAAAGGCACCACGGCTGCGGTGGACTTAACATTTGTACGAGGCCCCTTGTCGCAAAGCATTAGTGTATTGCCTTCAACAAAGGCGCCGCCACCGGATGATTTGTTAGTCATTGTCTTGGTTGCAAGCTTGATGAACAACTCTTCTATATCATCTTTGGTATAGTCGTAGGTGATGACTGGCAGTGAGGTATCCATAGGCAGTGAGGAATAGCCTTCATACACTTGTTCCAATTGTTTGATATTGTCTAAGTACTCATCCTCAATGCGATCTTTGAATGTTTGCATACACACTTCAAAATCAGGTTGACAATGAATAACCACAACACCCCGTGCCAAGGCTGCACGCTCTAACATTCTACGGCGCGGCATATCAATGCGGTTATCGCCTTTACGATACACGCTGCCATAGATTGGCTCAGACAGCCATGACCTATCCATGATGACATGGTCATCGTAGGTCAACGCCGCTGTCATGCCACGAAAATACGTACGGCAAAGGTCCTCGGTATTCATACCTTTATACGGGCCATGCTTTACGACATGGGTCATCTTGTCCTTCTGCAATCGTTGTCGCAAGGTCTCTGACAGGGTAGTCTTTCCCCCGCCATCAGCCCCTTCTAGAATTACGATCATTTAAGATACCCTCAAGTTTTGATAGTGTGTCTTCAAGCGACGCGGTGCGCAAGTAAGTTGCCTGCTGCGCTGCAGTCAGTTGAAGTTGGTAATCATCCATGCTTTCTAATTCATGGAGTGTGTAATCATATGATGCATCAATGATGCCAAGCTCTTTGGGGTCGCCGCCAAGAACGCAGCCGGCATGCGCTGCGTGCAAGTAACGAATACGCCACCAGCCGCAGCCTGCATGCTTATACGTAGGGCAAAGAACGCCTTTATAACTGCCGTATTGCCAAACAACATCGGACTCAAGGATTCTTGGCTGACCTAGTGCCTTGCCACCCACACTGTGAATAGGCCATGCAAGGTGCTGAGCCGTAGCCCAATCATGCGCCTCTTTTGAAAGTGATGCGTTGTACCATTCGGTTTTACGACGATCCCAAGACATTTGATGCACAGCAGGCATTTCATACAGCGGGCTTGGATCCCATGCAATAATGTCTTCTACTGGCAAGCCCATGGCCTTGGTGTTGCCCCATGGAAATAGCGGTGCAATCCATGTATGCTCACACAACGACTCGGGTGCAATCTTACTTTCCCATGATGGTAGGATCTTTTGGAAAGCCCAATCATCAAGGCAAACATAAGCATCAAAGCGGCTTTCTAAGGCCCACAAGGCACCCTCAGGATCCAAAGCATTGTGATCCAAGGGGTATAGGTACACAAACACTTTGTCGTAACGGGTGAGGTCTTCACCTGATGTAACGGCACGATGATCAACATGATGCCCCATACGGCCAAAGGCTGATGCCATCAATTCAGGAATGGAAACAAACTTGGTTGAACTGGCACGCTGCGGATGGTTGGTATGCGTCTCTGTAACGCCGGTAATTAAGATGTTCATGGCAATGCAAGCGTGATGTAGCCCTCAGCAGCGTCGTGATTCACATCACCTGATCTGCCACCTGCTTGGATGTATTCAGCAACTGTCATGCCAGTGCGGTACAAAGCAAAACGTTCACGTGACAACGTGTTGTTACGCTTTGGGTTGGTTTCTGCAACCAAAGTAATGATTGCTTTTTTGTTTGCACGGGCGCGTAGCTTTGCTTCTGACATGTCAGTATCTTCCTGTTGGATGGGGTTAGGTCTTTCGACAATAGGCGTAAATTGCATATAAATTCCTTTCAATGGTCAACGGGATTGATTGTATCACGATTAACGTAGTCACGCACTGCGGTTAACAAAGTTTGCTGCGTTTTATCTTTTCGCCTGATGGCCATCATGATGGCTTCATCAATGGTGTCTTTAGCCATGATGTGATGCACGACAATATGATTCTTTTGACCCTGCCTCCAGAGTCTGCGAATAAACTGCTCGTAGACCTCAAGGCTCCAAGTCAGCGAATACCAGATGACTGCATGTCCAGTACCTTGTAAGTTAAGGCCATGACCCGCCGACATAGGGTGAGCCAAAAGAACAGGTATCTTACCGGCGTTCCAATCATTAATAATAGAATCAAGTTTATGGCCAATGACCCCACTGCCAATGATAGGCGCATCCGGAAAGGCACCTTTAAGCCTCTCGAGGTCATGCGCAAAATGATAACCGATGATGCAAGGTTGGCCTGATAGCTCCTCGACCAGATCGAGAACCGCTTCCGTCTTCGCATCATGAAGGTGTATACTTGTTCTAGCATCGCCGCTTCCATCATCATCTAAGTAAGAACCACCATTGGCAATTTGCTGGCCTTTCATTACGGCCACGGCGGCGTTGACTGCAGTTACATTCCCGCTATTCAATTCCACGGTCAGGTCGTTTTCAAAGGCGTCGTACAGTTTTCTAGCCTTTGGGGGTAGATCTACCATAATGTCGTTATAAGTTAACTCGGGCAAATCTAGATGGTCCAGCGCTGCCATACGAAGCACCTTGCCAGCCAAGGCTGCATGGATCCTAGCCTCGCCATCAGATTGCAGCTTCCACTCATACCCGCCGTAACCGGAAGGAAAGAAGTATTCAGTACGGAATCGTGAGATGTAAGGGCCAAAGGTAGCCCCTTGGTCAAGGATAAGCTGCGGGCCAAAGATGTCAAGCAAGCTGTTTGGGGCTGGAGAGCCGGTTAACCCCCACCTGCGGTCAAACTTATCCAACAAAGGCTTTATTGTTTTAAACCTTTGAGTTTGCGTGTTTTTCATATAAGATATCTCATCCACCGTCAGGATCTGGAAGGGCCAATCTTTGCCATTAAGTTGCGAAGACAGCCAGCCAAGGCCTTCAAAGTTGATAACATATATGTCATGCTGTTGCTTCAAGACCTTAGCCTTGGTGCCGCCATGCAGCACGCCAACTGAGTAATCTGCAAACTGCTCCCACTTCTTGGCTTCAGGCGGCCACACGCCATGCACAGGCCTGAGCGGGGCAATGACCAACATCTTCTTGGCCAAACCCTTAAGCTTCAGGATTCTAAAAGCCGACAAGACAACAGCTGTTTTACCAAGCCCAGGATCCAGCCATAAAGCTGCCGAGCCTTTTTCCACCAGAAACTTTACAGCTTCTTTCTGGTACTCATGCGGTTCCCAAAACATTGTCGATACCTTCCTTAGAGTCAATGATGTGGACGTGGTGGCCAAACTTTTCCAAGTCTTTATGCACCTTGTCCTGCAACGCTGAGGTTTTACCTCCGGGCCGCTTTAGTTCTACCCACAAAACCCCGCCGCCTTTCAATGGCACAATACGATCGGGCCAACCACGCGCGTAGCGTACGTTCAACTTCAACGTAAGCAAGCCACGTTTCTTGCAAGCGGCAGAGAAGTAAGTCTCCAAATGCCGCTCAAGCAAAACTTTGGTTACCATTGGCAGGGCCCGCCATTGGATTTGCGGAAATGACACCACCTGCAGCCGTAGGACGGCTTAGGCGCAAAGATGTCATCCTTCTCAAGTTTGCCTACACGTGCTGAAAGCCAAGCTTGTAAGTCTGGGAACTCTTTGCGTGTGTATTCTGGGTAAGGTGATTGCTTGTTTAAGTCAATGTAGCAAATCTCGGTGGTTACGGTCTCTATCTCAGGATGGCTGGCCAAGATGATTGTTGCATACAACTTTAACTGCTCACCATACTCACGCTCTTTGCCGGTCTTCCAGTCAAGGACGTGGGCTCTGGCGCCATCGAAGTACACAGCGTCATAGATACCCCTTACCCAAGCCTCGGGGGCCTTGAAGTCACATGGTTGCCAATCCTTGGTCACAGCAAACTCTACCTCGCTGCGAGTTTTCTTTGCAACAAGCTCTTCAAGGTAAGGCAGCCAAAACTTGCGTTCATCGGGAATTAGATTGAGATTGATCAAAGCATCTTCAAACTCGGCGTGGATCATCTTGCCACGTTCCGCGGCGTCGCCTGCTGGCTCATGTCGATGCTCGATGCGAGTCAACTTATACTTGTAAGGACAGTCTTCATAAGTTTTGATTGATGAATTTGAATACGCCATCACTTGTCTTTCAGAGTTTCATTGTAGGGGAAGAACGGCTTGGGGTTAGCAATAACCATTTGCGGTACGTTTTTAGAAGCTCTAAACTTAGGGTCTTTCAGAAAGATGCTAGGTCTTTTTACCTGCGCCAATTCCTCCCAAGGGGTAAGGGCTGCGGTAGGTTTATTGCTTTTTGCAACAAAGCAACCTCTTTCGTGATCATACTTTATCAGTTCCATTATTTGCATCTTTTAGTTTCTCGTAATATTGTTTAGGGAACGGGTCTTTTTTATCTAGCAATTTTCTTAACCATTCAGCGCCGCCAAGATGATTAAAGATAATCCATTGTCTATCTGACATTCGTACTTGTCTGCCTATCAAAGGCTCAGGAGGTTTTGGTCTTGGCATCCTTCATGTTCCTTACGTATACTGCAAAGCTTGAAATAGTATCTGTGCCAAAGGCAGTCATCTTTTCAATTTCACGCGCAACTTCTTCAAGCACTTCATTACGCTTTGGCTTTGACATTGCATCAACTGCTCTGTTCACAGTGGTCTGCGTCTGATACATCATGCCATCAATAAATCCTCGCTCGTAGTCTGGCCCTTGGTCAAGCCGTGGTTTACGCATGATCACCTTGTCAGGGTCTGTTGGATGATCTTCAAAGTATGCTGCTGTCATAACGGCCTCCAAACGTATAAGTCCATCAACACAACCATAAACCCAACAAGGAATACAACCCTTTCAATCTTTTCCCAACGTGTCATCATTTGACCTCCTGATACGTATTGCCGATTTTGTAATCACTGACCATAGGCACATCCATCGTTAATGCATTGCACATAGACCATGTTAAGCATTCAGCCTCACGCTCAACGTGCTCTTCCGGAGCTGAGATAACCAGCTCATCATGCACACTAAGTAGAAGCCTACTGCCTTGCCGCTTGGTTTGATACAGCAGCATGGCAGCCTTGGCCTGATCAGCCGCGGAGCCTTGAATCAAAAGGTTAACCCCTTTGTAATCGAACTCACGCAGACGGCCATTGATAATCTTAGGCGGTTCCATCTTGATAAGACGCCCGCCAATGGTTTTCAATGGTTGGTTCAATTTATACCTTGTCCGCATGGTTGATTGCATCGTCTTGAGGCCCGGAGCCACGGCGGTGGTATATGCATCCATCAATGTCTTTGCCATTTCATAGTCTACCTCAAGCATTTCACTGATTTTCTTAGGCCCAGCGCCGTAGAGAATAGCAAATGATACGCCTTTGGAGTAAGTCCTTGACACCTCACGGCCGCTGGCCTCGGTCATCATTTTGGCAGCGTAAGTGTGCAGATCAGCACGTGCATCGGCTTGGTATTGCTTCATCAAATCACCACCTTCAAAGTGCGCAAAGATACGCAACTCTTGAGCGTTGAAGTCACATGCAATTAGCTTATGCCCTTCATCGGCTAGGATGAAGCTGCGGATGAGCGGGAGGGGTGCAACTTCCAAAGCAGGGGGGAGGGTAACTTTCGGATAACGGACAGGCGCATTTTGAAAGTTGGGTGTTGAGGAGAGTCGGCCGGTTCGTGTACCCCCACGTTCACCTCGTACACTGTTCCAGTTTGTGTAGATTCGACCTGTAGATGCAGAAGCTTGTAACCAGGGCTCAATGAAAGTTGACAAACATGTTGATAGGTTGGCTCTATATCTGAGGACATCTTTTAACTCCGCGTGTGTGATTAGTTCTTCAAATGTTTCTTTATCGGCTCTAGGCTGGCCCTTATCCGTGGTAGGCCACCCATTATCTTTCAACCAGTATTCTGTGGGATAAATACTATTGACCAGCTCTTTATCGCTGTCAAGATTCAAATCAGGAGAACCTAACAATGCGCGAACCCAAACATTACACTTTTCAATATCTACTACTGCTTGCTCTTTTGCTTTTTGCAAACCGACTCGATCAACCCTTACGCCTAACCGCGAGTTTTCAAGCAACATTGGAATCAAAGCCACCTCACGGTGGTAAGCCTCCTGCTGTGCGGGTAAAACCTGCTCGATAAGATACTCATAAAGCTTGCTTGTAAGCCGCACGTCAGCTGCGGCGTATTTGCCTACCAATTCCACGGGGCCGCGGGAGATGTATGCACCCCATGTAGACTTTTTACGACGTGCCTCATCAACATTAGCAAGGATCCACTCCTTCAGCTCATCCCTTTCATTAGGCGTGTCCAAGCTCCAAGTAACAACCAAGTCTTTTAATGATAAAGATTGTACGTGTGGATCGTGGAGAAAAGCAAGTATAAGAGTATCGTGTATGACTGTGGTGTTCTGTGGGATGGGTACATCCAAATGCGTCTCAGCAACATCAAGGTCAAACATAGCGTTATGAAAGCAAATATCTCTCCCACTATCATAGATAAGCTCCATCATAGCTTTAACAGCTGCTTGCGTTGTGTTATTGCCTGTAAGGTGGCCAAAGGCGTGGTAGCCGTCTGGGTATTCACCTTCAGGGTCGTAGACGGCCAAGCCAACTGGCACAGGAGGATACTCCGGCCGTGGGCCAATGGCCATTGTTTCAAAATCAAGATAGACAGGTTTCATAATGTAGGTGGGGCGACTTAAAGGGCACTTACAGTTGGAACACGTCCAACAGCGTCTAGCAGCTTCCCAGTGCCGCCCCATATCCCTTAGTACTTAGGGTTGCCTTCAACAGCAGGTGCTGCTTCAGAGTCTTCGTTGATAGCGCCGGCCGAGTCAATGGCCTTCTGCACTTCGGTCTTGGCACGCTCAATCAATGCGCCAATGACAGCATTATCTTCAATGGCCTTGACCATGTTGAAGACTACCTTGAACTGTGTCTTGGCATCAGGTGCAACAGCAACTTCACTGATCACACCCAGTGGAGGACGCTTCAACGTAGCAGCAAGTGTTTGCGCGTATGTTGCATAGTTCTTTAAGCTGGTAACAGGTGGACGCAATGCAGCAACCTCAGCAGCCTTGACAGCATCAACACTGCCAATGCTATCAGCAGGAATCAAAAGCAAGCGGCGTGTTTCACGGCAAGCTTTACCTTTACCGCCATTCGGCGCGGAGCCCCACTCATTCTTAGGACAGCCTTCGCAGGTTGTGTGCTGAACTGCAGGCGACGCGGATGAGGGAGCCATGCCTGTTGCCGTTGCGCTGATGGCAAAGCAATCAGGGCCTGTGACCTTGGTAGGATCATAACGGCTGCTGTAGTACAGACGCTCAATGGGAGCTGCCAATACGACGCAGGCCAGCTTGTTGCCAGTGATTACATCACCACGGTATGTGAGGTTACCCCCCTTGGTGGAAAGAAATGCCGTGGCGAGGCTGCTTTGCTCGGCCTTAACCGATTCAATGGCCAAGGCGGCAAGTTGATCTTCAAACAACGCGATTTGATTTTTAGACATAAGAATCCTTAGTTAAACAAGAAGTTATTTACGACGAACGGTAAGTTCCCAGACCTCAGATGCTTCGGTCCCGGGGATGGCCTCACCAGCTTCCCACCGCTCACGGAAGGCTGTTGAGGAAAGCCGCTTATGCAGCAATTCGAATTGGCTTGTCTGTGCGACATAGCCGTAAAAAGCTTGCCAATCTTTGATGGCAGGGTGCTTGGTCATTTTCATAGAGCATGATGCTTTATCGGATGCCGCTTGGCTAATGCCGGCATCAGACATAAGGGCCATGATGTCACCTTCAAGGCGACCAAGTTTGGCCGTCATGTCTTTGATTTTAGATGAGAGCTCTTCACGCTCGTTTTTGGTTGCGACGTAATCGTCGATCAATTCTTTGATGTTCATGACTTTGCCTTTTGCTGTTCTGTTTGTATGATGGCCAACATCATGGCCTCGGGGGCTTGCCAACCCATAGGTTTGATGACGTCGTATTGTGAGCCGCGCAACGACCTAATGTAATCATTAGCTGGTTCTTTGTTCATGTTTGCTTCGTGCACCACATTAAAAAGCTGGTCAAACGGCAACCCCATAGCATGCGCACAGCCCATGGTAACGTAGGTAAGATCAACCAAAGCATCAGCGGCGTCGACAAGGCTATTCTCTTCGCATGCACGAAGGTATTCACTGAGCTCTTCCATGATGAAGCGAGCAAAGTAACTGGCTTGCTCGGATGTAAGCAAGGTAGGTGTGGTGGAGACTGGCAGACCCATCTTGCGACGGAAGGCCAGTACTTTTTCTGAATTAGTCATATGCATAATCATTTGCTGTTGTAGTACGTGCGGAGCATTCTTTGTACATAAGTGATTCAAATGCATTGCGGTTAGCTGGGTTAAGTGTTGCTGTAATGTCTTTGCCATCCATCAACACAACGTAATCAAAGCCAAGGCGCTTTACGCTATACAACACAACAATGTCGCGTTCAATGTCGCCATCACCCCACTCGGCTTGCCAATTGTCTAAGCCATAGTGATCTAAGGAGTATTCGTATTCATCTGGCATGGTAGGTTTTGGTGTTGCGTAAATGACGTATGCACTGAGGTGGCCAAGGGCGCGTGCTGCTGACATGCGCAATTCTAATTGCTCTTTGTATGATGCCAAGGCAGTAGCATCAGCAGGTGCATTAAGAACAAAAGCCTCAATGCCTTGGTAAATTTCCTGCAACTCGGTGAGAGGGATGCTTACAGTTTTAGTCATACGGCCTCCACTGTTGCAAGCAAGTCGCGAAGCCACAGCGGCTGCTGGTCTTTGCCTTTGTTGTACACAAGCGGCATGGTGGCAGCTTTGCTGGCATAGTAACGACGATAGGATTCGATGTGGTCGTCGCTTTTGTATTCGTCAGGCATTGCAAGTGTAGGTGGAGACCATTTGGTAGGCAAGGCAAGCATGGCAGGAGGGCACACTAATAATTCGGCGTGTAGTACATCATTGCTTTTGTGGCCGTGGCCATAGCGGTACTTGAATTCGCGGCCGAGGAAGCGTGCAAGGTCGCTGGTCCAGTTGTAATGCAACCGTGATTGGCGAACCCAGACGGCGGAGGGATGATTGGCATGCGTGGGGCGGTAGGATACTTTGTCGCCGTTGCCGTAGTGGTGATGTGCAGTTGCAAGCAACTGGCAGGATTCGATAAGCATTTTGCCGACATGCTTGTCGCAGTGCATGACTGCAGCAATGCTGGGCAAATGATGTAGATAGAAGATGTTCATACAATACCTTTCAATAATCAAAAAAACAAGTGGACTAGTAACGTGAGATTAAATTGTACAACAAATTTAGGGGCCGTGTGAGGTACCCCTAAAAATATTATGACAATGCCAAAAGGGCGTCAACCGTTTGTTGCTTAACATTGACACCGCCGCCGAACCATGCGTTGGCCAACCGAGCATCGCCGGTGCGGGCTGTTTCCCAATCCATCAGCTGAGTAACTGCATTCAACGCGCCCCATGCTGTGCCTTTAGCAGACTCCAACTCTGCGCCGATGCCTGCGCCTTCGAAGAGAGCCAATGCTCTGGCTGCTGCGCGTGAGGGATTCTTTTCATCGCCGCCAAGGATCTTGGTGAAGATGGCCTGTGCCTGTGTAGAGCCAACCTTGATGGAAGCCAAGAACTTGGCCGTTTGCTCGAACACACGGAATGTTTCGTTGCTGTTGGCCAACTCGGCCTTGATGGCCTCGGGGCGGAAGATGGAGTTATGACGAACGCTGACGTTGGCCTTGCCTTTTTGCTGTGCCAACTGCAAAGTGTTATTACATACAACACGGACGCTGGTAAGGCGTGCCTGAGTGGCCAGAGAGCCATCAGCGGAGCTGGCCAATAAAAGATATTGGTTAACCTTGTCACCGGCAATGTTGAACTCGCCATCCATCTTGGCGAGGGCCCAGTAATGCGCGCCATTGCGCAGGACGCCGGCTGTTTCAAGGTGAGCAATATTGCCGACCATGTCGCGGAAGAATTCGAGGACCTCGATCGGCTGCACGATTTTGTACTGGCTAGACACAAGGCCTAAAGGCAAGTTGCTGTCTGTGCGATACATTACTTTCTTGCCGTCATAAGGCAAGGACTGCGCTTTGAAGCCGTTCCACACGCTGGCTGGAGGAGTGAACTGGACATCGGCGGTAGCCAATTGGAAGTCAAGGCCAGATTCTTCGGCCCATGTTTCAATGGTTGAGTCAGCAGTTAACTGCTGGCCAAGACCGTGCCAAGGAGTTTCACCAACGTAAGCCATTGCTGCCTTGCCGGAGATTGTGTTTGCGATTAAGTGTGCCATGATAAATACCTTTCAAAAGTCAGTTAAGTTACAGCAATCTGAAGTTTGTTGCTGTAAGTGAATTATATAGCCATTCTCGTGATTGAAAACAGGTTTTTGCAATTATTTTCAACTTTTTTGCATTTATTTTTGAATACCTGTGTTTTCAAAAACTGCAGCGGTTAGTGCTTCTGTATACTTTTGTTTCTCGAGGTAACAGTTACTCAAAAGACCGAAAAGAAATACTTTTGACCGCCACCGCAGCTGATGTATATTACTTACCCCACCGTCTGCCGTACAGGGTAGATTTTTATTGATAAATTGGAACATTATGACTATTGACATTACGCATGGCCACCATTGGCCGAGCATATTCGCACCTGATATAGCCTGCACACAGGCAAAAGAAAAGGACCTAGAGGTAAGTCTAGATCCTTATAAAGTAGGCAACTTGCAAAGAAAAGCACTATGTCATCAGGTTTTGCAGCACTAACAACACAGCCGACAGAATTATACACTAACTTCCTAGCGGCAAGGGCATTTGAGGACAAAGATATACAGGCGCTGGGCCTATCTTTGCTTGACCCCGAGGAATGTTACCAATTACTAGGCCACACTCGTGAGTGGAGCATCAAAATCCCGTATTTTGATATGCAGGGCCAAGAAACCGGCTTTAATCGGGTCAGGATACTCACACCGAAAGGCAAAATGAAGTATTCTCAGGCTCGAGCCAGCGGAAGCCACGTCTATTTTCCACCCACTATCGGTTGGAAGCAGGTCGCGCAGGATGTAGATGTTCCCATCATCATCACCGAAGGTGAGTTCAAGACATGGGCCATCACCAAGCAAATCAGCAAGGACACCCTTAACTACGCCACACTAGGTTTAGCCGGTGTTACAAGTTGGACTGACAAATCAGGTTTACACCTGCACAAAGACCTGATGAAGATCATATGGCAGCGCAAGACCAGCTTCGCTGAGAAGCACCGCAAGGTTTACATTGTCTTTGACTACGATGGGGCCGGTGAAGATGGTGAGCCTAATGAACAGGTTGGTATGGCAGAAACAAAGCTTGCTGTCACGCTTCGTGGGCTTGGGGCTGAGGTGCACCTGTGCCGTGTCGGCAGGTTCGGAGCTGGTAAGGGCACCAAGTACGCTATTGATGACCACCTTCAGGCTGGTGGCAATCTTGGCCAAGTCCTCACCAGCACTAGCACGGTGATGAACGGCATCGACACCCTCGAGACCAAGCTTTATGAGTTCAAAACTCAGTACGCGCTCATCAACGGCGATGTGATCAGGCTCAAAGACGGGCTCATTCTTGGTTGGAACAAGGCGCGTATTGACGCCGCGCAGGATTACTTCGTGCAAGTCACGCAACGACCGAATGGTGGCACCAGCAGCAAGACCATCTACATCTTGGATGCCTATAAGGACTGGGCAAAACGGTGTGATCTGGATGGCGTAGGCATGTATCCCGAGTACCAAGGCCTTACTATCACCCCGACAAGGCATTACAACCTGTTCAAGGACTGGTCTAATGAGCCCGTTGTGGGTGATCCTACACCTTACCTTGAGTTTTGTGAGTACTTCTTTCGTGATGAGCCTGCTTTTGCCGACTACTGGCATAACTGGGTGGCCAATGTTGTCCAATTCCCATGGAGAAGGAACTACACCACACCGCAGTTCGCATCTTCCATTGAGGGCATCGGCAAATCAGCCATCGCCGAGTTTATAGCCGAGATGCTAGGCATTGGCGAGGGCGGACCTGCAGCCATCATCGGGCCTGATGAGCTGTTCGGTAACTTCAACGGCATGTTGAAGGGTAAGATCTTCATAGTCGTGAATGAGCCATCGTCTGATCGTGATGACCACTCGGCGAAGCTTAAGAACTACATCACCAGCAATGAGCTTACCATCAACAATAAGTACGGCGCGCAGTACGCCATCACTAACTACATCAACTTCGTATTCACGACAAACAAGAGCTACGTTACACACATGGGTGATACCGCAAGGCGTGAAGCTATCTACAGTCCAGCTAGCTTGTCCAACCAAGAAACGCACCCCAAGGTCGTGGCTTTGATGAAGTGGGCTAAGGCGCAGCAGGGCTTTGGCATCATGCTTAACTGGTACATGAATCGTGATATCTCAGGCTTTGATTGCAAACAGGCTGCACCAAAGACTCAGTATCGTGAGACTGCGATCCAGCTTTCCAAGACTCCGCTTGAAGCTTTTGCGTTGGAGCTTAAAGCTTGGGTCAATGATCACCTTGATGGAATGGCGGCGTTCACAGCGCCTCAGCTGCAAGTTTTATGTGAGCGTTGGGGGCATGATAGCCGTGCAAAAACACAATATATACGTAAAGCCTTGCAGCCCCAAGGGACAATTGATCCAAGTAAGCTCATAAAAGTGCATGGTAAACCTTCACGCTACACTACGTTTATCACGTCTGAGGTAACATTAGCTCGAAGGGTCGAGCCGACTTGGTCACAGGTTGTCACGAGAACAGAGGACGCAATGCAACGTGAATTGGAGCAAAATGGTAGCTTCTAGTACACTGCAGCAGTTACCTGTTACTCGACTGTTACTTCGCAAAGCCTTATCTGGATTGAATAGTAACAGAGTAACAGTAGGTAACTATTATTTTATAAAGTATAGTATATATAGTAATAGTGTATAGCTATATAGTTTTCTGGACCATATGTTACCTTGTTACCGTTACCTGCCGCAATAAAATGTACACACTTCCAACTTTATGATTACAATCCGCACATGACTACAAAGACACCATCTAAGAACGGAAAGTTCTTGGGACGTCCTTCAAAGTACGATCCCGCATACTGCGATGCCATCATGGAGCTCGGCAAAGAGGGCTTATCACGTTGGCAAATCTGCTCGCGCTTAAACATTGGCCTCCACAACATGATTGCATGGGAAGGCGCACACGAAGATTTTCGGCAAGCCTTGGATCAAGCACGACTTGATGCGCTCTCATACTGGGAAGACTTAGCGCATGATCACATACGCGAAGCTCCTGGCGGCGTGAAGCTTAACACTGGGTTGTGGAGCCGAAGCATGGCAGCACGCTTCCCCGAGCAATACCGTGAGAACTCCAAGCTCGAGGTCACAGGCAAGAATGATGGGCCTGTGCAGGTTGATGTGGTGCATGACTTCTCACAAGACTTGTTGGATGATCTCCTAACAACGCGCCAAGTCGATGCTAAGCCAAGCAAGAGCAAGTGAGTTTGCGGATCGGATCCGCAAGGGTCCTGATCTTAACCTCATGCTACCTGAGCGCAAAGCTGCGCACAAGGCTCGACAAAGCTGGCTGACAATAGCCAATGACCATCAGGTTCCGCCACCCGGCGATTGGTGGAGCATTTGGCTTTTACTTGCAGGCCGCGGCGCAGGCAAGACTCGTGCAGCTGCCGAGTGGCTATGGTGGGAAGCATGGACTCACCCCAAGACTCGATGGCTTGTCTCCGCGCCCACATCATCTGATGTCCGCGACGTTTGCTTTGAAGGCGACTCAGGTCTGATCACTGTGATCCCCCCGCAGTTGGTCGATCACTACACTCGGTCGCTTCACGAGATATACCTCATCAACGGCACGCTGATCAAAGGCATCCCTGCTTCAGAACCGGCTCGATTCCGAGGTCCGCAGTTCCACGGGGGCTGGTTCGACGAGCTGGCTGCATGGGATTACCTTGACGACTCTTGGAACATGATTCAGTTCGGCATGCGCTTGGGGCAGAAGCCTCTGATGCTATGCACCACAACGCCTAAGCCCAAGCCATTGATCGTGGATCTGGTGAACAGAGATGGGGAGGATGTGATATGTACCAAGGCCAGCACGTACGACAACATCCACAACCTCGCCCCATCGTTCCAAGCGCAGATCCTGCAGTACGAGGGCACAAAGCTTGGACGCCAAGAGATCTACGCCGAGATTCTAGATCCTGAAGAGGCTGGCATTATCAAGCGTGATTGGTTTAAGCTGTGGGACAATGAGAAGCCACTGCCTAGATTTGAGTACGTGCTTCAGTCTTATGACTGCGCGACCAGTGACAAGACTAAGAACGACCCGACTGCCTGCACGGTGTGGGGTATCTTCAGGCCAAGTCCCGACAAGGCTATGAGCGTCATGCTCATCGACTGCTGGGAGGAGTACATGCAGTACCCTGAGCTGCGACCTAAGGTGATCGAGGAGTCCACCGCCATCTACGGTGATGAGAACGAGTTTGGTCACGGGAAAAAGGTAGACATGATCCTGATCGAGGACAAGTCAGCCGGCACGCAGCTTATCCAAGATCTGCAACGCGCAGGTCTGCCTGTGAGAAGCTACAATCCCGGGAACGCGGACAAGACTACGCGCCTTAACATCGTGGCTCCCATCATCGCCAAGGGCAGAGTCTACATTCCCGAGTCCTCGGTCAACGCAGGCATGGCTCGTGATTGGGCCGAGCCTTTGATCAGCCAGCTATGCTCCTTCCCCGAAGTCCGACACGATGACTTGGTGGACTCCACATCTCAAGCTTTAAGACTTTTGCGAGACTTAGGGTTAATTTCCATCGACCCGGTATACAATCCTGATGACGACTACGAAGAAGATCGTCCAAGGAGGGTAAACCCATATGCAGTATGACGAAGAACTGGCCCGTATGCGAGCACAGATGCTTGCTAAAGAAGATGAAGAGCCTCCTGTCTTTGACGACGGCGCTAGATTCTTAGGCCAAGACCCCAACATGATGCAGGTTGGCTTATTTGGCCGACCAAAGAAGCCGGTAGCCCCACCAACCGCGCCCCCAGTTAACTTACAACGGCGATCGATCTTAGGCCTGACGCCTTTGCCTGCTGAGCTGCCTGCTGTGATTCCCCCATCAGCGCCAAGACCTACGCCTCAGCAAATCGAACAAGCAGTTCCGCAGCAACAGCCTACGTCATCAGCGCCTTCATCCGCGCCAAGCGCAAGTCCGCTTCAGTCTTTAGCAGACAAAGCACTAAATGCGCCAATGTCAAGACGCGACGTACTAAAGCGTGCAGGCCAAGCAGCACTGCAGCAAGTTGTACCAATGCCCAGCGTTACTGACGCCTTACCTCAAATTATGCCTGCAGCTGTTGACACTATGGAGTCGTTGTTCCCCGGCTTAGCGGCACGATACGGAATTGCTGACGCGTTTAAGAGCGGCGCGTTAGACGCTATTGCAACAGGCATTGCAGAAGGCGCAGTACCTCCTGAAGTGTATTACACGTATAATGCATTGCGCTCTTATTTGGAAGGTAATGTTCCTGAAAAAGAACTTAAGCGCATGGACAAGTTGCAAGAAATAATTGATTACTATGCTGAAGATTTCTCTACTGGTGAATTCCTAGGCAATAAACCTTACAACGCTGTTGAGAAGCTTTATGAGTTATTGGACAAGCATAAAAAGCATATTCCAGATTACGCAATCAAAGATGCGTATATCAAAGACGCCGCTGATAAGTTGCCGTTTGATGAGTTAGAAGACTTTGTAGGCAATAACTTTGTTGGCAATAAGAGTCCTTCGCCTAATGATCTTAAAGCGTACTACCAATCATTAGAACCTCCACCTGCGCCGCCTATGCCTGCGCATATTAGTGATGTATTGCAAAAACTTGGCAAACCTAAGTCTAAGGGCAAATAATTATGTATGAAGTACCATTTGGCGAAGAAGGTGGTAGCGGTGACTTAGACAAGATGCGATTGGCTTTGGCCAAGCAGAATAAGCCTGCGCCTGCGCCGCCGTCTGCGGCTTCGCAGATCCCAGGGTATGGCAAACCAGTCCCACCTGCGCAAACAAAGCCTGACCCTTTAAGCGCGGCGGCAGGTAACTTCACCGAGTTGGCTACAAAGTACAACCCGCTGATGATGATGAAGTCAATGCAGGAGTCTGTTCGCACTCTCAACCCAGTCCCACCAATTGCGGGCGCATGGGCTGACGTGGCGCAAAACGTACAGACCGCCGGCGCAGAGGCGATGTACGACATACTTGGCGATCCGCAAGGCATTATGAAGATGCAAAAGAACTACGTGCCTGTTACTACAGGACGGTTCTACCAAGCACCAACAACGCAGCTAGGCAAAGAGTTTGAGACAGATGTGACCAGGGCGATGGACGCGTCCAAGATTCCTGCCGTTTGGCCTATGGCCTTGAACCAGCCAATTAGACCGCCAATTACCCCTAATGACGTCCGCGTTATGGGCGCTGAGGCCACGCGTGTAGGCCGGCAAGTCAAGGATATACCTACAGACTTTGTGAATGCGCAATCTGGCATGCAAAGGTTAGACCCAATCACAGGTCAGCCAACGTACGGCGCTAAGCTTCAAGGCGTTGCTGAAAGTGTTGGTGACATTATGGCGCAAAGGGAAATGCAAGGGTTGCCACCCATCCCTGGGCTCCCAGCTTCCATGCAACCAATGAATCCTAAGTTGTACGCCATGCGACCTGAAGGGTCAAGGGTTACATCTGCTACGTTGCCTGCAACTGCAAAGGCAGACGCCGCGACTTACGCCCCTGCGCAAGAGATCATTAACAACGTTATTGACAGCACAACAATGACGCCGGTGCAAGCATTGGATGAGATACAAAACAACATCCTGCGTAAGCCTGAGGCTGCGTCTGCGCGCAGAGCGTTTGAGTCCTTCCTTAAGCAAAAAGCTAATGAGATGTACCCTGACGCCCCATCAGAAGGCGCGGCGTTGTCGGCGTATAAAGCCAGATTCGGTGATAGAGAAGCTTCAGCAGCGCACACACTAGAAATGTACGATCAGTTCTTGCAAACGCCTAATGGCATACAGTACAGAGCTGCGCTTGACTTGCCTTCTGCAGAAGAATTGCCTGCAATGCATGAAGCTGCGGCCAATTGGCTTAACTCTCAGTTTACCAATTACATTGTTGAAAAGGTTGGTACGCCTAATGAGCCCGCAGCCAAGCTGGCAAGTCAAGGCTTAACGTTTTACCCGCCATCAGAAATATTTGATAGCGCAGATATGTCAGGCAGCAAGATTGGCGCCAAGCGTACCGCAGCAGGCATGCCTGCCAAAACGCCAACTGATGAGGCGTTGGCTGCAGCAGATCAAAAATTAGCTGACTTGGTACAACAATCGGGCGATGCAGCAACTCGTAAACGCGAACAAGAGGCAATTGCCAAGCAATTAGGCTACGGGGCAATTGACCCTAACACGGGCGTTGTTGTTGAAGGTATGAACCTTGGAAGGTATGAGCCTTTTGCTCAAGCATCACGCGAGTCTGACAAAGCAAACACCGCGTACAAGAAACAGCAAAAAGTGGTTGACAATTTGCGTTTAGGTGCTGCGTATGAGAACGCAACTGACAAGGCAATTCATGCGCCTTTTGCCAAAAACTTAAAAGAAGAAATTGAGTATAGTGAGCGGCAGTTCTATCCTGCGTTGATGCAAACGCCTGATACTGAGCGCGCATACATTGCAAACCCAGTTCAGTTGCGCAATCTTGGCTTTGAAGATCTTGCAAAAAGCTTTTACAGCGATGTGATGTCGCGTAAAATACATTTGGACAAAGTTCCAAAGATGACTGTTGAAAAGTATATACGCGATACTGCTGAAGGTAGGATTGCTGCTGAAAAGCTTGCGCAAGCTAAAGAAAAGCAGTTTAAAATGGATGCTGACGCGCAGTTTAAGTTGTCAGCAGATACGCATATTCCTAATGACAAAGTCTTTGGTAATGTTGGCGCGTTGGAGATCACCAATCGCTTTACGCCTGAGCAGGTTGGCCAATTGGTAAGTGAAGACACCTTAGCGTTGGACGTCTGTATTGGTGAAGGCGGTAATGTTAGAGACAGGCCAAACCCTTGGCATCCCGGCACCGGTGATCGTCAGTACATTCCAATTTACGACATTGTCACAGGACAGCGCAACCCTGATGCAACCAGCCCTAGGATGGGCTTCATTAACGCTGTTGCAAATGGCTCGCAAATGGTAAGCTTTAGAGATACAGTAACAGGTGAGCCTGTTGCAATCTTTGATCTTAACCCTTCATCATTGGATGGTAAGTACAACATTCACTTTGCGTCAGGCCGTAAAAATGGCAAGATCAAACCTGAATACGTTGAAGGCATTAAGTCGTATCTTAACAGCCGTGCGGACTCGATCCACGACGTTGGCACTTTCCTGTATGACCACACAGGCATTAATGATAGAAAGCGTATGCAAAATCGCGCCTTGGCCGGTATGATTGATATGCCTATATCGCAGTTTGAGCGCTACGACCTTGCAGGTTTGCCAAGGTTTGTTACACGTGCTGATATTCGCAATCATATTGAGAACTTAAAAGCCAATGAACCTGTAGAGCAAGTGCCTGCAGTCTTATCACAGCGGCCTAGTGAAAGCCTGTCAGCATCTCTGTCAGGCACTGTGGCGTCGTCAATTGACAATACACTTGATTCACAAAGACGTGCATTTGATGAGGCAGGGGAGAGCAATCAATTTGTTCAAGCAGAAACATTTTTTACAGGCATTCGAGAAAACTTTGATAGATATTTACAAGCTGAAGGTCCTGTTCGCGCATTGGAGCTTACCAATCAAGAGTTGTATGATCTTGAAAATGAATACGCTAATAGCCCACGTATAGTTGCCAACATCATTGCTGAAGGTATTAGAGACTTACAGCAAACCTTAGGCTTGCAGGCAGATTATGTAGCCGCGCGCCAAGCTGCCGAGGCGGCGCAACCTCGTGCTATTGCAGCACAAGGCGACCGTATACCTGATATGGACACCACTGAGTTATTGATTGAGTATCGTGATCGCTTGACGCCTGAACAAGTGCAATGGCTTGAAAATTTTGATGATCGTTGGAATGGTCAAGAAGGTAATACTGATGCAGGACAACAAGGGTTGGTTGATGAGTACGAGCGTTGGAGAAATGCTAACCGTTTAGCTCCTGAGCAAGCGCCTGATTACTTGCGTATGACGCATGATGCCGCTTTGCAACTTGATCGACAAATGGGTGTTGATGCAGGCGATGAACTGCGCTCAGTTTTCCGCGTGATTACTGAAGGCAGTGGTCTTGATCCTGTGCGCGATACTGACGCATTTATTACAGCATTGCGAAGTGCTGCTGAAGTTGCTGCACGAGGGTCTGTTGAGACTGCGCTAAATGAGTTGGCTGATGATATGTATACCGCGTACATACGCGATTGGGAGCCTGAAGTAGGGCCTGCAGCTAATACGCCTGCTCAACCGTTTGATTGGGTTCGTGCGGTAGATAGAATTGCTGATGTCGTAGCTACAAATTTTACGCCTGTTATTGCTGATCGCTTTGATACTATTGCGCAACGCGTTGCCGAAAACAACAGACCTCGGATAGATCCTGCAGGCTATGCACTTGCTTTGAGGCGCGCAGCTGACCCTGCACTTGAGCATATAGCTGTATTAGACGCATTACGTGATCTTGCAACGCAGATTGAAGAATCTATTGCGCCACCACAACAGCAACAGCCTACAGTATATCGACCTGCTACTCAAGATCAGGCAAGTGTTGCACTAATGCAAATTAACAGGGAAATAGGGAATCAGGCTAGATTGCTGTCAGATGAGCATAACGAAGCTACCACTCAGCTTTTTGCAACAAGCGTAGGAAGACTTTATACCGAAAACAATTTAAACGAAATAGGCGATACGCCCGGTAGTCTTAACAGGTTTGGAAATTATTTGCAAGGCTATAGAGATGATCTTGCAGCTCAAATTCCATATCTTCAGCGAGAAGGGTTTGCCGGCATAGCTGCGGCATCAGCAATTCAAAACGTGATTAATGAAATTGATATACGGCTTGTAGATTTTAGACTTCGTGCTGCAGACCTTGATAATGAACGCAATGATCGTATATTTGAGCTTGAAAACGCGGTAAATGATCCAGAGTTAGACCCTGAAGATTTGCGTAGGATGGCAAATAACGTAGGAAACCCATTAACGCGTGATGCCAATAATCATTGGATATCTTTAACAGACACTGAGCGTCGTGCTTATTCTCAAGAGCTTCACCAACGTGCCAATTACATTGAGTTTAGCCCGGCAGACTTTGCAATACGTCTTTCAAATGAAGCAGGCGCGAATATACCCGAGTTGCGCGATACGATAGAAGCTTTGAATGCTGGCAATTTTGATCACGAAATACTACGTGGTTTGCCTGTTAGAGAGCGTGGTCGTGCGGAACAACGTACAGCATTGAATCTAAACCATATTCTGCAAGGTATGCAGGCTGACGCTCAGCACCGTGGCAACAACACTAATTTGCGAGGGCTTACTACCGAGGATCTTAGAGATCAAATCACTGTAATGGACACAGACACCGGCGGAGTTTGGCAACGCGTAAATAGCTCTATAGATCGTCGTCTAGGCGCCGCAAGAAGACAAGGGCTTGATCCGGATCTTGAAGCTAATGATATTCGCAACGGGTTTGGTCTAACCAACGACGTTACGCCTGTAGAACGTGAATACATTGCGCGTGAAGTAGCTACAACTTTGCAACTGGACGCGCAACGTGCAGCGCTTAATCCTAATGGCGTGCCTCCAGCGCCTGAACGCGTTGCTGCAGACATGCGTGATACTGCTGAAGAGATTGCAAACTTGCTTGAGGAAGGCTACTATACAGAGACGCCTAATGCTCGTGCTGCTGTTCGCCTAATTAGACAGCATTTACGTGCATTGCGTCGTAATGGCGAGATGGCATTTGAAGACATTTTAGGCATGGCTACAACAGGATATGAATGGTCACCTGAGCTATTAACCGCTTTAGAAGTTGAGCTTGAAAGCCTGATTGAGAGATACCAAGGCATGGACGATTACGCAAATGGCGGCCTAGTTCAAGGTTACCAAGCCGGTGGATCAGTCAAGAAACCTGAAGTCAAAACGCCGTACCTGTTTAGTGTCCCGACTTACTCGGAGACTGTGGCCTATGAGATGTACCCCGGCCAAAAAGGGCAGAATGACCAACGGGACGCTGCAAGGCACATGTTGGCTGCAGGCACGCTTTCACGTAAGTACGGACCTAAGACTGCTGAGTTTCTAGGCAAAGCACACGAGTTCACGACTTCCCCACTCCAATCTGTCAAGTCCATGTTTACGGGTAAAATGCCTGCTGACTATGATATGGATACCCACAATAACACGATTGGGGCAAGGTTGGGGCAACGTGCCAAGTCTCAGGCCGAGCTGGAAGATCTTGTACAAGAAGAAGCTGAACGCGCATCTCGTACACAAACTCAGGATAAAGCCTTCATCAAGAAGGCAAATGGTGGTATAGTCCAACAAAATCCGACTACAGACCAAATGCGGTATGCACTTATGATGCGGAGAAAATAATTTATGGCCACACAGATGCCAATCCCACCGGACTTCGATCGCTTTATCGAGCCTATGTCAGACGAAGAAGTCGAAGCCGCTGGGCCTTCTGCTCTCACCATGTTTGATGAGATGGAAGATGAGACTCCGGAAGTAGAGGAATTGCCCGACGGCTCGGCCATCGTAAGAATGGAAGATGATTCCAAAGGGCCTGAGGGTGAGCCTGACTTTTATGAGAACTTAGCTGATGTACTTACCAGCTATGATCTCAGTAAATTAGCTCACAAGTACGTCGAGCTAATTGAGAAAGACAAAGAAGCTCGTGAAGAACGTGATAAGCAATATGAAGAAGGCCTGCGTCGTACTGGCTTAGGCCATGATGCGCCGGGCGGAGCGCAATTCACCGGAGCCAGCAAGGTTGTCCACCCTGTTATGGCTGAGGCGTGCGTTGACTTCTCAGCTCGCGCCATCAAGGAACTATTCCCCGCCGACGGGCCGGTTAAAACCAAGATTATTGGCGAGACTACGGATGAGAAGGTAGAACGCGCCGAGCGTAAGCGCGACTACATGAACTGGCAGCTCACTGAGCAGATTGAAGAATACCGCGACGAGGAAGAGCAGTTGCTGACGCAGTTGCCGCTTGGTGGTAGCCAATACATGAAGATCTGGTACGACGAGCAGAAGCGCAGGCCTTGCGCTGAGTTTGTACCTATTGACAACGTGTATTTGCCATTTGCAGCTGTAAACTTCTACACCGCAGGCCGCGTAACTGAAGTACAAGACATTACGCAGGAAGTATTTGAAGAACGCGTTGATAGTGGTTTATACATTGACATTGATATTGTTCGTGCCAGCATGGAGCCTGAAGAGTCCAAGGCTGAAAAGGCAAACAATAAGATTGAGGGTCGTAAGAGCCAAGCGGATAACGTAGACGGCGTTCGCCGTGTATACCACATCTACACTTGGCTGTCGTTGGATGATGACAACTACTCAGATGGCAAGCGCGCCCCGTACATCTTGATGGTTGATGATCTAACAACCGAGGTTGTTGGCTTGTACCGCAACTGGTCGGATGGTGATAAGACCATGGCCAAGCTGGACTGGTTGATTGAGTTTAAGTTCATTCCATGGCGAGGTGCTTATGCAATCGGTTTACCGCATCTTATTGGTGGCTTATCTGCAGCGCTTACCGGCGCATTGCGAGCGTTGCTGGATTCCGCGCATATTACTACGGCGCCCACAATGCTTAAGCTCAAAGGCGCCAAAATATCAGGCCAGTCATTAACCATTGAGCCTACGCAGGTTAGTGAGATTGAAGGCGCACCGGGTGTGGATGACATTCGTAAGATTGCCATGCCATTGCCATTTAACCAGCCCTCTCCTGTGCTGCTTGAATTGCTAGGTTGGTTATCCAATGCCGCTAAGGGCGTGGTCACCACAAGCGAAGAAAAGATTGCAGACATTACATCTAACGCGCCGGTTGGCACAACGCAAGCTTTGATTGAGCAAGGCGCTGCGGTGTTTAGCGCTGTGCATGCTCGCTTGCATGACTCACAACGCCGTGTGTTGAAGGTTATTGCAAGGCTGAATAACTGGTACTTGGATGAGCAGGTTAAAGGGGATATGGTTGAGGACTTGGAAGTCACTAAAGAAGACTTTGCCAAGAACTCAGATATTGTTCCAGTGTCTGACCCTCATATCTTTGCTGAAACGCAGCGGTACGCGCAGATTCAGACTTTGGCTGCACGAGCTCAGGCAAACCCTGACTTGTACAACCGCCTTGCTGTTGAGAAACGAATCCTTAAGCAGATTAAGTTGCCTGACATTAACGAGGTTCTGCCTGATCCTAATGAGGTGAAGGAAATGAACCCCGCATTGGAGAATGTGGCCATGACATTTGGTCGCCACGCCGGTGCGTTCCCACGGCAAGATCACTTGGCTCATATTCAGGTTCACTTGGATTATTTGCAAGACCCAATGTATGGTGCCAATCCAATCATGGCTCCGGCTTTCATTCCATTGTGCTTAGAGCATGTAAAGCAGCACTTGACATTGTGGTACCTTAACCAAGTGGATTCTTATAGCAGCGCGGCGTTGAATAGGCCATTCAATGTTTTGAAAGAGCAGACACTGCCGCAAGGCGCGGATCAGTTGCTTGCAGCAGTTGCGCAGCATGTGCATAAGGATACTGGTGAGACCTTTAAGGCATTGCCGCCTATCATCCAAAACGCCATTGCTGCCATTAAGCAATTGTCAGGCCAACCGCCTACCGACCCCGCAACTCAAGCATTCATCCAAACCAGCATGGCAGAGACACAGCGCCGCGCTACCAAGGATCAAGCCGAGATGCAATTGGAAGCTGCAAAGCTTCAGCAGGATATGCAACTTGCAACTCAGAAACTCCAAGCCGATATGGCTAAGAATACTGAGAACAATCTTACGCAAGAAAGAATTAAGTCAGCGGACCTTACGCGCGATGCCGCTAACTTACAGTATGAGCAGGTTAAAACTGCTTTAGAAGCGCAGAATCTAATTCAACAAACTCTAGGAGCTCAAAATGGCTGATGAAGGCATTAACATGCACAAACGCTTGGCAATGGGAATGGGCGAGTCCATAGCCAAAGCCAAGGGCAAAAGTGTTATTCAAAAATATAAGTCAGGCGGCAGTGTGATGCCTGAGTCTCGTGTGGCTAATTTGCCAGCACGTGGCTCTGCGCCTCCACCCTTGCCTAAGCCTACTGGTAAAATTGCGACGATGAAAAAGGGCGGAGCCGCCAAGAAGATGTCTGGCTTTGCAGTAACCATCGCAATCCCCGTGAAGAAGTCTGCAGGTCGTGGCCGCTAAACATGGCTATTCTTGCAGATTTCATTGGTCGAATTAAACAAAGGCAAGAGCGAATTGCTGAATCCCTAGTTCAGGGAAATGCAGTCACATTCGAAGCCTACCAGCGTTTAGTCGGCCAGCACCAAGGCTTGGAGGAAGCCTTGCTTATTGTTAATCAACTTTTAGAAGAGGAAAAGAATGTCGAATGACGTTGAACAGACGCTTGGAGAAGCGTTTCCTGTAATAGACCCTTTAATGGCACCGTATGGCGCAAGGATACTTGTGCAGTTACGAGCAGTTAAAGAAAAAGTCTCATCTGCTGGAATTTTTATTCCACAAGAAACTAAGGAGACCGAGAAATGGAATACCCAAGTTGGGAAAGTCATTGCTATCGGGCCTCTTGCTTTTAAGAAACGCGAGTCCATGGAGTCTTGGCCTGAAGGCGCATGGGCACAGGTAGGCGACTTTGTTCGCGTACCAAAGTGGGGTGGTGATCGATGGGAGATTGATTTCAAAGACGAGCAAGGCGCCGAGGGCAAATGCCTTTTCACCTTCTTCAATGATCATGAACTCATTGGCAAAGTCACTGGCGATCCTCGTGACATTAAAGCTTTTATTTAAGCTTTGAAAGGATGATATATGAATGCAACTGAAAAGTTGGAAATGCAGGTCGATGAGACCAAAGACGGGTCTGCGATTGCGCAACTACCCGAAGGAATGTCAAATCCCCAGTCTGATGATGACGAAGATGGCATATCTGATGCATCAGATGATGCTGAGGGACTCGGAGATGACAATGGTGAAGGTTCTACCACAGACGATCCGGAAAGAGAGGCCATTCGTGCCGCTCGACGTGAAGAAAGAAAGCTTAAGAAGCAACTTCATCGTGAAAAAGCCCGTGAATCTAATCATTTAATCACGGCATTGCGAAAACAAAACTCGCAAATGGCGGAGCGAGTAGCTCTTTTGGAGAAACGCACGTCTGGTGCCGAGCTAGCAAGGGTCGACAAGGCCATTGATGATGCTGGTACAAGGCTTGAGTACGCCAAAATGAAGCTACAAGAGGCTGTCAATGCTCGAAATGGTGAAGAAGTTACCAAAGCTCAGCAGCTCTGGTACGATAGCCAGCGGCATTTAGAGTCTTTGCAGTCATTGCGTGAAAATGCTAACAAGCAGCTTTCGCAATCCTCGCAGAACATCAAACTTCCCGATCCAATGGTCCAGAAAATGGCCTCAGATTGGATCGATAAGAATAAGTGGTATGACCCCCAATTGAAGGACGCAGATTCTAAGATTGCTCAGACCATTGACGTGGCGTTGACCGAAGAAGGCTACGACCCAGCACTTCCCGACTATTGGGATGAGCTCGACGACAGATTGCAAAAATATTTACCACACCGATATAATTCGGGGTATAGTAATGGTACGAGAAACCAGAGACCGAGGTCTGTTGTGACAAGTTCAGGACGTGATACTACAGCGACGACAAGAGCCAACGAATACATCGTTGACCCTAAGCGCGTTGCCGCCATTAAAGAGGCGGGCATGTGGGATAACGTTGAGCAGCGAAACAAAATGATTCGCAAGTTCGCAGAATATGACAAACAACAGAAACGGAAATAATCATGGATGATCGTATCAAAAAGAATACCAACGCAGGACGTGAGAATCGTGCTATGCAAGATGCATCGCGTGCTGCACCTGAAGAAAACTTTGTTTCTTCCGAGGAGCGTCGTAGGATGTTCCGCTCGGAGTGGCTTCAAGAAGCGCTTCCGACCCCTCCCGAGATTCCGGGATACCACCTATGCTGGTTGTCTTCTACCAACCAATATGATCCAATTCACAAGCGTATGCGACTGGGCTACGAACCAGTAAAAGCCGAAGAATTACCCGGCTTTGAGCATCTGAAAGTGAAAGCTGGTGAACACACAGGTTTTGTTGCTTGCAACGAGATGCTTTTGTATAAATTGCCTATGGACATTTATCAAGAGCTGATGTATGAACTTCATCACCTTGCCCCTATGGAAGAGCAAGAAAAGATTAAAGTTCAGCAAGAACAATTGCTGGGTGAACGCGATAGCAATGGCAAGACATTGGTTTCAATTGAAGGCGGCGGCGTAGGATTCGATGCAAAAGTTAAACCCCGTCCTGTTTTTGAGTAAACATGACAAAGTTTTTATTTCAATTTTTGAAAGGACTCAATCATGAGTGCAACTAATGCGCCGTTTGGTCTTCGTCCCGCGTATCATCCCTCAGGGTTAGATCGCGCTGTGACGTTGACGGATGGCATTGCTTCTGCCTATAACACGGCTATCCTAAAAGGTCAACCCGTAAAGTTGAACACTTCAGGTAATATCGTCGTCGCCGCTGCCGGTGATGCATTCCAAGGCGCCTTTGCTGGCGTTCAGTGGACTGACACTACCGGCCGTGCTCGTGTATCCAACAACTGGCCCGCAAATACTGCGTACCAAGCTGGCACATGCGTCGCTTACTACTACAACGATCCCAACATTGTGTATGAGATCCAAGCTGCTGGTTCGTTAGCACAAACATCCGTGGGTGACATGGCTGATTTGAGCAACACCACTGCTGGCTCAACCACAACTGGTTTGTCTGCTTGCACCTTGTCAACCACATTGGCTGGCGCTGGTAATAGCGCACAGATGTTGATTCGTGACTTGGCCCCGTACCCCGACAATGCTTGGGGCGATGCGTACACGATTGTGCGCGTAACCATTAACGAGTCGCAGTTCAATGCGTCCGTTCTTGCCGTTTAAAGGAGGGAGTGAACCATGGCAGCTCCAATGCGCAGTACCGACTTTCGTAGTATCGTCGAACCAATTCTAAATGAATGCTTCGACGGTGTCTACGATCAACGTTCGGACGAATGGTCCACGGTCTTCCGTGAACAACAAGGTATTCCACGTAACTACCACGAAGAGCCTGTCTTGTACGGCTTTGGTGCAGCACCTCAGTTGCCTGACGGCAGCCCTGTTGCTTACCAACAAGGTGGCGTGCTGTTCCTCAAGCGTTACCTCTACAATGTGTATGGCTTGGCCTTCGCATTGACCAAGGTATTGGTTGAAGACGGTGACCACATCCGTATCGGTCAAGTTTACGCTAAGCATTTGGCCCAATCTTTGGTGGAAACCAAAGAGACATTGGCAGCCAATGTGTTGAACCAAGCGTTCAACTCAGCATATGCTGGCGGCGACGGCGTTCAGTTGAATGCTTCTACACACCCACTGGTTAGCGGTACAGCAAGCAATTTGCTGAACACAGCTGCTAACTTGAGCCAGACTTCCTTGGAGCAGATGCTGATCCAAGTTCGTCAAGCAGTGGATAACAACGGCAAGAAGATCCGTTTGCAACCCCTGAAGTTAGTGGTTGCTCCCGGTAACGTCTTCCAAGCTGAAGTTCTGTTGAAGAGCGTTCTTCGTGCTGGTACAGCCAACAACGACATCAACCCAATTAAGTCTATTGGTTTGATGCCTGAAGGTGCTTCAGTTATCTCTCGTTTGACATCTGCCACAGCTTGGTGGGTTCAGACTGATGCCCCTGAAGGCATGAAGTTGATGATGCGCCGTGGCTTGGAAAAGACCATGGAAGGCGACTTTGAGACCGACTCAATGCGTTATAAAGCCACCGAGCGTTATGACATTGGTTGGACTGACTGGCGCTCAATGTACGGTACACCCGGCGTCTAAACCCAAGTGGGGGCTCCGGCCCCTACGCATTAAGGAGAAAAGACAATGGCTAATATTTATAACACGCGCTTCCCATTTGGTTTGACCAATGTGGGAGAGTCAAACTCTTTGGCTGACTTGGGCATGCCCTCGCCAACTAAATTCCATTCTTACATGGAAGATTTTGACTACTACGTGGCTGGTGACTGGACAGTAACTGAGACAGATGCAGCCGCTACACAAGCTCTGACAGATGGCGACGGTGGTTTACTGTTGATTACCAACACTGCGGCTGATAACGATTTGGTTGCACTCCAGAAAAAAGGCGAGTCATTCCGCTTCTCTTCTGGTAAACAGTTATACTTTGAAGCTCGCTTCAAGGTTAGCGATGCTACTCAATCTGACTTGTCAATTGGTTTGCAAATTACTGATACTTCACCACTGGACGTCAGTGATGGCGTGTTCTTCACAAAGGCTGATGGCTCAACTTCGGTGAGCTTCTTGGTTGAAAAGAACGGCACTGCTACAACTACTTCAGTTGCAACCATGGCTAATGACACGTTCATTACCTTGGGCTTCAACTACGATGGTGGTGCAGTAATGCAATATTGTGTAAACGGTGTTGTAGCTGGCACGTCTGCTGTGACTAATTTGCCTGATGATGAAGACTTAACTATTAGTTTTGCTATTCAGAATGGTGAAGCAGTCGCAAAGACTATGACAGTTGATTACATCTTTGCTGCGAAGGAGCGTTAATCATGGGCCAATTTAAACCAATGCCTAAGATGAAAACCACTGAGCCTTCAGTTGAGCTAAAGCTCAAAAAAGGCGGTGCAGTAGCTAAAAAGGGTATTATTCCTGAAAGCGCTTCTGCACGTGGCGCCCCTATGGCAGCTCGTCGTGGTATGGCTCCTGCCATGCCTTCACGCGGTATTGGTATGGGTGGTATTCCTACAAAAATGGAAACCGGCCCAATGCCAATGATGCGTAAAAAAGGCGGTGAGGTTGAGTCTTCTAAGATGCACAAAGCTGAGATGTCAGCTATTAAAGGCATTAAGGGCGACATTAAGTCTCATGCTAATAAGCCTGCGTCTAAAGCGCATAAAGGTCTGAAAACTGGTGGGGTAATTGAGAAGTACGCTACAGGTGGCGTAATTCAAAAGTACAAAACCGGTGGTAAGATGAAAAAAGCTTACGGCGGTTCTTGCTAATCAAGGTCGGGGCTTCGGCCCCTTCCTTTTAATTGGAGAAAAATATGGCTGATGCAGTCGCAAGTCAAACGCTCTTTGATGGTGAGCGAATGGCAATTATGAAATTCACCAACCTTTCTGACGGTACTGGTGAAAGCAAAGTTTTGAAGGTAGATGTTTCTGCGCTAACACCAAGTGCTTCTGGCAAAACTTGTACCAGAGTA